TCAAGGCCATCATGATCTACCGCCAGCAGCAGCTCGCCCGGTTCGCTGTCTCGGCGTGGTCGCCGCGCTGCTGTGACCCGGACCCGGACCGGCGTCCGACCGCGATCGTCGGCGGCCGCCGTGTGCCGATGGAGCCCATGCCGTTCCTGACCGCCCACTTCGGCGAGGCGGACTCGATCCTCGCCTCGGGCCGGCTGGCCGGTCTGGCCGGCCACATCGCCAGCAAGGGTCTGTCGCTCGGCATCAACTCGGGGTGGTCGCTGCAGCGCCCGGACTGGAAGGCGATGCCGACCGACCTGCGCGCGAACATCGGCCTGTGGTTCGTGCACGGCATGAACTCGACCGACGAGGAGGAGTTCATCCTCGACACCGAGGTCCGGATGGCCGGCGCCTCGCCCGGCAAATGGGGTCAGCGCAAGCCCGGCCAGCACTACATGATCGGCCCCGGAATCGACGAGACGCGGTTCCCGATAGCGCTCAAGACCCGCTTTCTCGTCGGTGATCCGAATGACGCGAACGGTCGCCCGATCGATTTCGACACGCTCAACGACCGCTACACGACCGAGATGCTGCGCCGCAATCTGGCGAGCGCTCCGAGAATGGCGCGCCTCGATCGCGGCTCGGCCGAGGCGACCGACGGCTGGTGGGCCGAGCAGTCCGCAAAGACGCTGGACTTGCGGACCCGCATGTTGTCCCCGCAATCCGCAAACGAGTCCCGCCCCGCAACCCGCAACCCGCGCCCGCAGGCCCCGCAGAACCGACAACCGGTTGCGGACGACGAGGACGCGATCGACCCCGAGGAGATGGAGGAGATGATGGCCGAGTTCGAGCAGGACGTTGCGGAGACGACCGAGGTCGACGGCATCGAGCTGTACGGCAACGACGACGACACCGAGGCGATCAAGGGCATGGACACCCGCGTCGAGTTCCGGCCGCCGGACATGGACGTCGACCCGCTGGCCGACAGCGCCGAGGACGACAAGCCGGCCGCGGTCAGCGCCGAGCAGGCCCGGACCGAGGGCCGCGCCACCCTGATCCGGATGCTGGCCGATCCGCGCTACGCCGACCGGAAGGTGCCCGGCACCGTGATCGTCACGGTGGCCCAGGTGTTCGCCGAGCTCGGCCTGCGCTCCCGGCCGTGGGTGTCGAACTGGCTGACCGGCGTGCTGATGGACGGCGGCTCGGTCGAGGACGGCGTGATCATCGAGCGGCACGGCGACCCCCGGAAGGGTCAGTACCGCATCCGGCCGACCTCCGGCGACGATCACTCCCAGTGATCAAACACCCGCTGACACCGACGGAGGTGTCAGGGGTCGCCGGTCGCCTCTTTTCCTTAAGGGAATCCCAGGGTGTCAGAGATCCACTGACACCCCCTGACACCGGCCTGACAGGTGACCTGACACACGCCTGACGGCAACGCACCGTGATCAAACGAGAGGGGACGATCGTGGCTGACGAGATGCTTCCGTGGCTCGTGGCACCGAGGAACAAGGCCGAGTTCAACGACCTGGAGCGGCGCATGTCCGCGCTGAGCAACGAGATCTACACCAAGCTCCAGGTCATCTCGGCGCAGACGAACCATCGCCTGCGCACGCCCAAGACCGGCAGCAAGTGGGCGCAGAAGCTGGCGTGGGCCCGCGTCGATCTGCGGGCCTATGCCCGCTCGGTGACCAAGCCGATGGGCCAGTGTGCCGCCGCCGCCGAGGCGATGGGCAAGGCTTTCCGCCTGTCGCACGAGCGCTTCTACACCATCCACGCCACCGCCGCGCCGCGCTCTGGCGGCCGTGGTTCTGGCTTCGACTTCGACTGAGGAACCCCATGGATCTGTTTGAGCTGATCGAGGTGGTCATCTACCTGTCTGCGGATGTCCGTGCGTCCGCAGAGGTGCCCGCAGACGAGATGTCCGCAAGCCGCAAAGCCACCGTGGCCGCCGCGATCGAGCACGGCATGCCGCCCGAGCGTGCGGCCGAGGTTGCGGAGGAGGCGGAACGCACCCTCACCGAGTTTGCGGACGCCCTGCGCGCCGCCGGCCGGGCCGCCGAGAAGGTCAAGGCACTGTCCGAGAAGCACGCCGAGGAATTGGGGAAACATGCACAATCCATCTGACACCATCCGACTCCTGCACGACCTCGAGGCCACGGCCGAAGCGGTCCGTGACATTCAGCGAAAGGCCAGGGAGGTGCTCCAACGGGTCGCCGACAATGAGGCAGCCGACATCGCCGACCGCCTCGCGAATGCCGCCATCGCGGCGGGAATGCCGCCGGCCCGCGCGTTCAGTTACGCCGAGGAATATTCGGCCGCTCTCGGAAAGGCTCGGCGGGACGCCGACGCGCTCTTCTGGACGTTCGGCGACCTGAAAACCCAGTTGGACATCCTCATCCACATCGCCACCGTCGTCCCCTCCCGCTGCCCGAACCCGGGAGCGGTCCTCGGTCATCCCGGGCTGGTGCTGACGAACTGACCACGCCGCCCGCCGTGCCGACCACCAAGCCCTCACGCCAGGAGAAACCACGTGACCACCCTCAACAACCAAGCGGATGCGCGCCCCGACTGGGCCGACCAGACGCGGGGCCAATGCCAGACCTGCCGCGACTGGCCCAAGCTGACCAAGGCCGGACTCACCGTCAAACACATGCGCTCGGAGCCCGGCCGCTGGCACAAGGTGCCCTGCGAGGGAAGCGGCACGCTGCCGCTGCCCGCAGCCGACCACCACGCCCGCCTCGCCGCCGGAACGGAGGAGGGCTGACATGGCCACCGACCACGTCGACCGCCAGGTCACCGACCACCTCGCGAACCTGATCCGCAGGGGCGAAGTGCCGGAGACCATCGGCGAGATCTCCGACCAGCTCCTCCTCAGCGTCACCCACGTGCGCGGCTCGATCAAGCGGCTCGTCGGCTATGGCGAGGTCCGTGCGGCCGGTGTGGCTGCGAACGGCGCGAAGACCTGGACACTCACCGCTGCGCCGAGGGTCGAGCCGTGACCGCCTACCGCGTCGGCAACCACCAGCCGCAGAACCTCTATCGCGACGGCGCGTACATCGGCGTCATGTTCACCGCCGAAGACGCCGCGCTGGTCGTCGAGGCGATGAACAGCCACGGACTGGCTAACGCAACCGGTGCCGAACTGCTGGCCGAACTCCGCTCGCGCGGCGAACTGGATGACAAGGAAGATGGCCCGTACGTGATCGCTCGGATCGATGCCCTGCGTAACGATCTGGACGCCTACACGCTCAAAGCCCGACGAGCGGATTACGGCCCGTGATCTACTGCGCGACCATATCGTCAGCGCGATGACGAGGCGGTGACGACGCTCCGTGTTCTAATGGAGACACCGAGGGGAGACGAGAGGTAACCGGGATGCTGAGCAAGGAAGAGTGGAACGCCACGGCTGAACGCGCCGCTGCTGCCGACTACGGCACCCGGCACGCCCGCTGGCTGCGCTTCCGGCGTTTCGGCGCCGTGCCCACCGGCATCCTGGTCGGGGCCGGCACGATCGGCCTCGGCGCGTGGTGGCTGTTCGCGCACGTGTTCGTCCCGCTCTTCACCGGCGCGGGTCCGGGCCTCGGCCACCTGCCCATCGGCTTCATCCTAGTAGCGACCGTCGCCGCGATCGGCACGGTCGCCGCCTGGCGGGTGGAGGTTCCCTCGGCGCCGTTCCTGATCGTCCGCGGCCTGCTCACCGTTCTCGTCTGGCTCGGCCTGGGCGCGTACGCAGTGGCGCTGCTCGCCTCCTGATCCTTCCCCACCCCGGACAAAGCCCCTGCTCCCGACCCCCGAGCAGGGGCTTTGTCGTGAGCAAGGACGCACTGTATGCCCGATGCTCTATCATCAGATCACCGAGAGGGGCAGACGATGACCAGCAGCAACCTCGTGCCGCGCAACCTGCCGATCGTGGGCACGGCCCCGCAGGTCCGCGCGGCCCTGCTCACCCAGTACCGACAGGGCCGTCTGGTGACCGACCCGCGCGCTGTGGCCCTGCGCCGCAACGGCGACGGCACGGTGACCGCCGACGTGACGGTGCTGGTCGACCAGCCGATCGCGTGGGGTAAACGGCACCCGGTGCTCAAGCCGATGCTGATCGGTGGCAGCATCCTGACCGTCGTGCTCGCTGCGGGCGTCAGCCTGCTCTACCTCGCGCTTCGATCCATGGCCGGCGCGCTGGACCGCCCGGCCGCGCTCGGCGCGCTGGTCGTCCTCGGCGGGATCGGACTCGCGCTGGTGACCCGCCGCAAGGGCGACTGCCCCGGCGTCGTCGTGCACTGCCGCGACCACAAGCACTAGCTCCGGACACAGAAAAACCGCCCCCGGGCCGCGACGGTTCGGGGGCGGTTCTCTGTCCGGGTGCTCGACCCCGGAAGCTACTTGGTCGGAACGCTACCCGACGCGGGGACCGGCACCTCACCTGTGGCCGCCGGGTAGGTCGGCAGCTTGGCCAGGCCGAGCAGCCATCCGAACCCGGGGACCTTGGTCTCGAGCGTACGGATCACCAAGTAGTAGGCGCCGATGACCACGCCGGTGAACGCCTGCACCAGGCCGGCCGACGTGGCGTCGTCGATCACGAAGTGCGCGTTCTTCGCCAGCCACGCGATGCCGACGCCGACCGCGGTCGCGACGAAGGTCCGGACCAACGATGCGCCGAGGTCCCGGACGGTGGGTGTTGCCATGGCTTCCGCCTCCTTCACGCGCGCACGATGCGCGCGAGCATGTTGACTATCTTGAGCAGGCCGAGCGAGATCAGTACGCCGAGCGCGCCGGGCAAGCTCACCGGCAGCGCGAGCAGGGTCATGCCAAGCATGGCCGGCAGGTCCCGGCCGATGCGCCGGCCGTACGCGCGCCGCGAGTTGAACAGCGACGCCCACCGCACTGCGGTCCACATCGTCCAGCGCTTCGCCCACGGCACGCCGAGGTCCTCCATCACCCGCCGGAAGATCCCGTCACAGTCGCGCGAGTTCGCGGGCGGCAGCCACGCCCCGCCGCCCTCGCGGCTGACCTCTCGGTCCCATTCGGCCAGGCTGACCAGCAACCAGTCGTGCAGCACGGCCGCGCGGGTGTAGGCGCCGTACGGCGAGACCTCCCAGTGCAGGAACCGCGGCACGGTCGCGAAGTCGGTCAGAAATCCCGTCGGCACGACGAACGTGTCGCCCTTCGTTCCGGTCCACACGAGCGGCACGGTCAGCGCCCACGTCGTCGGGCCAGCCGCGACGAGGTTGAGCTCCGAGTTGAAGCCCGGCCGGATCGCCATCTACCGCGCCTTCCGTTTGATCTGCGACGCCGAGATCTCGGGCGGCCCGCCGTTGATCACGCGCAGCAGTTCCCGGACGTCGGCCGCCGTGCTGTCGTTCTGGTCCACCTCGTGCGCCTTACGGACGACCCGGGCGATCCACTCCATCAGCTTGCCCGCGGTGTCCAGCACCTCGGTCAGCCGACTCTCGGCCGCCGTGGCGCGGCTGGTCGCCGCGTTGGCCGCGTCGGTCGCCGCCCGAGCCGCAGTCGTCGCCGTCTTGGCGTCGTCCTTGGCCACCCGCGCCTCGTCCATCGCTTGCTTGGTCCACGCCAGTTGCTGGCCGGCCAGCTCGTTCTGCTCGGTGATCCGGTTCGCCTTGGTGGCGTTGCGGTAGACCAGCCAGGCGCCGACGAGGGCCGCGAGCGCAGACAGCGCGGCCGGCAGCCACGTCTGCGTGACCGACGGCGTCTGCGTAGCTGCCTCGATCATCCATGTCCCTCTACTCGCGCGATCGTGTGCGGCTCCGGCCATCCCGCGATGACCATGACCATTCCGGCGACGACCGCCCAGATGATGCTGCTCAACCAGCCCCGGGGAACGCCACCGACGATCCACGATGCCAGCGTCGAGACGCTCCAAGCGATCTTCCATCCGATGGCCGCAGCGTAGCCGAAGCGATCATTGCGCAGGAACGCCGAAACGATCAGGATCGCGGCGATGACCAGCCAGCCCATCCCCCATACCCACAGCGGCGCGTAGTGCTGGCGCCAGATGGTCGCGGCCGACCCGAGCGTCTCGGCGGCAGGCCCGACCAGGCTCATCCCGTACGCGACGTCGATGATCGCGAGGATCAGCAGGATAGCCCCGCGGCGGCCGACCCGATGCGTCAGGGCCCGTGCGGTCCAGGTCACTGCGACGGGCGGAGCTTCTCGCCCAGCAGCGCGAGCACCTGTTCGGCCAGGTCGTCCGGGATCGCGGCGACCAGTGCGCTCGGCGTCAGCCCCGCGGCCACGATTGCGGCGCCGAGGCGCTCGGGGGTCAGCCCCATCAGCACGCTCGCCGCGATAGCATCCTCATCTACCAGATCCCTACCGGCCAGGTCGGCGAGGTCCTTGCGCGCGAGCAGCACCTGCGTCCCGATCTTCCCGATCAGCCCGTACAGGGTGATCGTGCCGCCGGAGATGGTGTCCGGCACGCCCTGCGAGCTGGCATCGTGGCCGATTTTCGACTCGGGCAGCCCGCCCTTGCTGACCGGCTGACTGCCGACCGAGAAGAACTTGGTCAGCGCGCTGGTGACCTCTGCTTCACTCACGTCACTCACTCCCCATTGTCCGTAGTCGTCGGTCATCGCGCGGTCGAGGTCGCAGTCGGCTCCCCCGATGGTCACGCCGTTCTTGTACTGCTGAAGGTGGGCAGCCGGATGCCATTTGCCGCCGCTCCATGCGTAGGTCTGCCAGAACCACGACGCCGATCCCGCCTGCTTGCAGTGGGCGACGGTGTCGTAGCTGCCGTACACGCCGACCCGCCCGGCGCCGAGGACCCCCGCAGCACCGGAGAGCGCCGCGTCGATACCGGCCCAATCGGCAGACCCGGCGTCCCAGTCGACAGAGAAATACACCGGCCGGCCCTCCGGCATTCCCAGCGGGCCGAAGTGATCGAGAGCCTGCTGTGCCCAGGTTCGCCCTGTCGCCTTCCCCTTGAATCCCGAGGCGGCACCTTCGGCGTTGGCCACGATGTCGATTCCTGTCGCCCGAAGCGCATCTGCCTCGCTCGCCGTCAGCTGCTTGCTGGCCCGGCCTGGTCCGCCGTACCTGACGGCGAAGTGCTTGCCGGCGGCTTTCAGTGCGCTCGCGCTGGGCCGGCTGTCGGCGTAGTCCACTCCCTCGATCGACATGGTGGTCTCTCCTAAGTGGGCCGTTGGTGCATGCTTACGGCATGATGAGAATCCTCCGGCCGCTCGCGGTGGCCGCCGTCGTCCCGCTCGTGCTCGCCGCCTCGGCCGTTCCCGCGAGCGCGGCCACGTGCGCCACGCCCGGACCGGTCGCGCACCGCGGCGGGACCGAGCGGTACGTCGAGAACACCCGCAACGCGTTCCGCCAGGCGAGCAACTCCGGTGTCGGCTTCTGGGAGACCGACGTCCGCTTCACCTCCGACGACGTGCCGGTCATCATGCACGACGAGACGGTCGACCGGACCACGGACGGAACGGGCGCGGTTGCGGATTTGACATTTGCGCAAATCGCAAATCTGCGCACCGCCGACGGCCAGCCCGTGCCGACCCTCGCCGAGATCATGAACGACCAGAGCGTGGACAAGGCCTACATGTTCGTCGAGCCGAAGGTGATGCCGACCGAGGCGCAGTGGGCGATGTTCATCGCCGCGCTCACCAGCCAGGCCGGCGCCGGAGGCCCGAAGCCCGCGCTCGAGTCCTTCGACCCGGCCGTCCTGGATCAGGTGGCCGTCCGGCTGCCCGGCTACACCCGCGCGCTGGACCAGTCGGTCGGCGACGCGGACCCGGCGGACATCACCCCGCACGCGAGCATCCTGCTCAAGCATCACGACGCGATCACCGGCGCGCGGCTGACCAAGTGGACCGGCGCCGGACTGCGGGTCTACGCGTGGGCGGACCCGGCCGCCGGAGACGACGCCAGCGAGTGGGCACGCATGGCAACCTACCGGGATTCTTCCGGAAAGCTTCTGGTCTCGGGCTTCATCACCGGCAAGCCCGCCGCCTACGTGGCCTGGCGCGCCACCGCCTGCTAGGCGATCTCGTACGTGAACGTCCCGCTGAGGTAGTCGTTGACGCCCCACGCGCCCGGCGCGCCGCTGGCCACGTTGCTGCCCGACGTGGTCAGCGCCGCCATCGTGGTCGATCCCGACGAGGCGAACCACGTCACGGTGGCGACCGACCCGCCGGCTCGCACGACACCTCCCGCAGTGTTCGGGACGCCGCCGGTGATGGCGGACGACGCCGTGAACGGCAGCGCGACCAGATACTGCCCACTGCCCGCGTTGGTGCCGGACGTGCCGAAGGCGATCGAGAACCGCAGCGTGCACCACTTCCCGCCGAACAGCGTGAACCGGCCGTTCTGCCCGCCGCCGGAGCCGAGCGTCGGGTTGGTCGTCACTGCGGTCAGCGTGGGGGTCCACCCGCCGGTGATGACCTGGCCGAAGTACAGCCACGCAACGGCCGAGGTGCTATAGCACGCGTACCGGTTCGTGTCGGTCTCGAAGATGGTCATGCCGTTGTTCGGCGAGCCCGGCCGGGTACCCGACGTGCAGGAGATGACCGCTTGCTCCATCAGGTAGTCGTTCAGGTCGGTGTCCGGGAGCACGCTCCCGTTGGTGAAGACCTTGAATGGCATGGTGCGCTCCTACCAGGCGATGACGCTCTGTCCGATGACGCCCTGCGTGGCAGAGCCGATGACGAAGAAGGGCAGCTTGCTGACCGGCTGCAGGTCGAAGGTGGTCAGCGTCTGCTTGCTCTTGGCGTTCCACGTGTGGCTGATGCCCTGGACGTAGAGCTCCCGCGAGTCGACGATCGAGCCGTACGGCTGCGCGGGTGGTCGCCGGACCACCGTGACCCGGTCGCCCAGCACCCGGCCGAACTGCTGATCCAGCGTCGGCACACCGATCTGCTCGAGCGCTGAGTTGAGCGTGATCCCGGAGAACCGGAAGGTCGGCTTCACGTCCGCGGCCAGCACGTAGCTCGCCCACGACAGCGCCGAACTGTCGAGCGTCAGCTTGAGCGCCGACTCCTCCACCGTGTAGGCCGTGCCGTAGAGCCCGATGCTGGTCGCGTCCTGCGCGATCTGGACGTTGGTCGAGCCGTCGATGGTGGCCTTGACGCGGTTGTGCATGCCGGTCTTGTCCCACGCGGTGACCGGGCGGCCGACGTACGGGATCTCGCCGCCGGCCCGGTTGCTGCCGAAGGTGGCCTGCGAGGTGGCCGAGCGCGCGTCGGTCTGGATCGCGTGGCGGCCGCGCAGGAACATCACTCCGTCGGGCTGCTGGTAGAACTCGCCGATCTCGGCCTTGACCGCGTCCTGGATCATCTCCAGCCCTGGCGACCCGAACGAGGTGGCCTGGAGGATCTCGCTGGTTGCGCCGAGCGACCGCAGTCCGGCGGGCCAGGTCATCGCGTCGAGCACGCGGGTGACCCGCGCCGTGACGCTCTCGTTCGCGCCGACCGGGGACACGAGCGTGTCCGTGGCCTGGTTGAGCAGGATGAACCCGTCGGTCGCGGTGATCGTCACGATGCCGACGGTCGGCGAGGTGGCGTCCGGGTCCCACGAGTCGATGAACCCGTAGAACACCGGCTGGATCGTGCCGCTCGGCACCTGATACCGCAGTCGCAGGATGACGCCCGGCCCGGTCAGCCCGGCCGCCTCGAGAACGTACGGGTCGAGCGCGCCGTCCATGTTGAGCAGCTTCACCGTCGCCGTGCCTGCGTTGTAGGTGATCAGCGGCCCGGCCGTGCGGTCGCTGGTGCGCGAGACGCTGATCTCCTGCTTGCGGTCGGACAGGTCGGCCAGCATGTTCGCCGTGCCGATCAGGTTGGTGCCGATGATGCCCTGGCTCGCCGACCCGACGATGAACGTGGTCGTCGGGATGGTCGCGCCGATGGCCAGCCCGACCTCGACGATCCAGCCGGTCACGGCTTCCGCCAGGCCGCGCCGTTCGCGTTCTCGAACGCCTGGATCGCGATCACCGCCTGCCGGCCCACCTCGACCGGATGCGCGCCGGCCGCGACGTTGATGGTGATCTGGTAGGTCCGCGATCCGCCGCGGCCGGTCGGGTCCACGTACTCGGTGCGTCCGGACATGTTGGCACCGAGCGTGCCGGACGGCCACAGCCCGCCCTTGTCGAACAGCCGGACCGGCGGGAAATCGATGAGCCCGCCCGACGCCCGCGCGGCACCGGTGTTGGCGAACTGCGTGAACCGGCGGGCCCGGGCGCCGATCCGGACGCCGGACGATCCGGTCGACTCGAACGGCATGCCCGCGATCTGCCCGGCCATGTGACCGACGGACGCCGACGCCGGACTCTGGCCCGGGTGCGACCAGCCGGCCATCAGCGTGCCGAGCTTCTGCCGGGTGTCGAACCACCGACCGGGCAGGCTCTCGGTGGAGAACGTATGGCTGTACGGGTTGTTGCCCTTGAGGATGTTGTACGCCGCGCTGACGATTCCGGAGCAGTCGTAGCCGCGCGGTCCGGCCGACGCCCAGATGTAGGGCTTGCCCGCCTGGTTCTGCACGAACGCCCGGGCCTGCACGGCGCGCTGCACGTTGTTGAGCGACCCGGAGACCGGACCGCCGATGCCGGTGATCCAGCCGATCGCCGAGCCGAGGAACTTCTTGGCCGAGCCGATCAGGAAATCCTTGATCATGCCGACGCCTGGGATCTGATTGAGCAACGCCTCGAACGGCTTGCGGATGGTCGCGCCCGGATTGGTCAGCGCGCCCCACACGTCCTTGGTCCAGCCGACGAGCCCGCCATCGGCGAACGCCCAGCCCTCCGACCCGTCACCGGGGAACTCGGTGAGCGGCCGGCCGAGGTAGCGGGAGATCCCCGCGGCTCCGCCCTTCATTCCGGCGTTGACCCACTTGAGCAGCGGGAGCGCCTTGGCCGTGTCCTGCGCGTTGACCACGTACTCGCCGCCGGCCAGCTTCACCGCGCCGACGCCGGGGATCGTGGCCGGCGCCAGCCGGTTGTCGACGGCCGACGGCGCACCGGCGATCCGGCCGCCGGTCGCGTAAGCGGGCAGCTGCCCGCCGGTCGCGAAGCCCTTGATCGGCTCGACACGGTCCTTCACGCCGACGATCGACGCCGCCTTGTTCAGGCCGTTGATGAACGGGTTGATCACGTGGTTGACCACGAACGTCACGGGCGCCTTTGCCGCAGCCTGCACGGCGCTCCATGCCTTGGAGATGAGCGAGACGCCGGTCTGGAAGCCCTTGACCACGGTGCCCTTGATGAAGCCGACGAACGCGTCGAACACCGGCTTGATCTTTGTGTTGTAGATGATGGAGAAGCCGAGTGCCAGCGTGTTCCATGCGTTGCGGACCGCGGTGAAGATCGGCGCGATGTAGTTGCGGTACCAGCCGATGACGGTGTTGCCGATCGCCGTGAAGATCCTGGCGAACAGCGAGCGCAGGAATTCGGCTGCGGCGGCGATGGGGCCGATCACGTAGGACCGGAAGGCGTTGAATATCAGCTGGATGGTGGTCCACCAGGGCGTGATCACCTTGTCTTTGATGAAGCCGAACACCGCGGTGAACACCGACTTGAGGAAGCCGACCGCCGCGCCGACTATCACTCGGGTCACGTCCGCGAACAGCTTGAAGACGATCTCGGTGGCCAGCCACCAGATCTCGACGACCTTCTTGATCCCGTTGAACACGGGCTCGAAGATGTTGTGCCACAGCCACAACGCGATGCCAGCGACGAACTTGAACTCGGCCACGATGATCGCGATGTAGGTCTTCACGGCGGCGACCACGAAGCTGATGACCGCCTGGATGCCGTGCCAGACCGGCTCGATCACGTTGTGCCAGAGCCACAGCCCGGCGGCCGCGATCGCGTCCCACGCCTTCTTGATCGCGGGCCACGCGACGTTGACGATCCAGTCGACGGTCGCGCCGATCGCCACCTTGATCGCGCCCCATACCGCCTGCACGATGTTACGGAACGTCTCGGAGTGCTTGTAGGCCAGCACGATCCCGGCCACCAGCGCGGCGATCGCGACGACGACCAGGCCGATTGGGTTGGCGTTCAGCACGACGTCGAGCGCAGCCTGCGCGCCGGTCCAGATCTTCGTGAGTGTGGTGACCAATTGCAGGCCCTTGGCGTATGCGAGCAGGCCGCCCGCCGCCTGGATGGCGATGGCGGCCGCGGCCAGCTTCTGCACGGCCAGGAACGCACCGACGGCGGTCGCAGCCGCCTTGACCACGTCGGTGTGCTCGGCCAGGAACTTCGATAGCGTCGTGATGGCCGGTGTCAGCTTCGTGATGATGACTGCGGCCCACCCGGCGAACATCGGCAGCAGCGGGGCCACCGCGACGATCAGCTGGGCGAACGGGCCGGCCAGGCCGGCCACGGCGGGGGCGAGGATCTGGATGCTCGTCGCGATGGCGGGCAGCACGGCGCCGAGCGAGGTGCGCAGCGCCTGCCCGAACTGGGCGAGGGTGCCGAACAGCGAGGCGAGCGCGCTCGAGCCCTGGACGCTCTTGAGGAAGGCCGCCGCCTGGCTGGTCAGCGCCTTGAGGTTGCCGAGCAGGTTGTTGCCGGTCGCGGTCGCCGCAGAGAACACGCTCTGCAGGATCGAGCCGACGTTGACGACGATCCCGCCCAACTGCTTGAGCGTGGTCAGCCCGGCCTGGAAGAACTGGCTGATCTGACCGGACGCGGCGGCCTTCTGCAGGAAGACGCCGACCTTGGCCGCACCGTCGGCGAAGCCCTGCGCCAGACCGGGCAGCTTTCCCGCGGTCGCGCTGATCACTGCGGCGAGCGCCTTGGTGAGCGGGTCGATCGCGCCGCGCAGCAGGATCACCGACACGCGGGTGTTCTTGAAGACGCTGGACACGGCCGAGAACACGCGACTGCTCCGGGCGGTCTTGGTGAACTGTTCGGCCAGTCCGCCCAGCGGTCCGGCAAGGTTGGACATCTGCGTCTTGATCAGCGGGAAGTACTTGTCGGCCAGCGGCTTGATGTCATCAGTCAGCGGCCGGAAGAAGCGCTCGGCCACCGACTGGCGCAGCGCATCGATCTTAGGCTTGAGTCCGACGATCACCTTCGTGAACCGCTGCGCCGATGGCGGCAGCGCGTCCAACGCCTTCTGCGCCTGCTTGGCCGTGCCGGTCAGCCCGGCGGTGATCGCCTTGCCGACCCCTCCCGTGGCAACCTTGAACGTGGCCATCGCCGCGCCGCCTGCGGCGAGCACGGCGGGCAGCCCGGCGATCACCCCGACCGCGGGGGCGAGGGCGGCAGTCAGGTGGATGATGCCCGGTGCAGCCGCCGCGGCCGTCCCGGCGAACAGCGTCGTCTTGGCCGCCATCAGCGCGATGGCCTTGCTGAACGCGCCGGACGACTTGTCCGTCTCCCGGCCGAAGCTCTTGCCGAACGCTCGCCCGGACTTGCCCCCGGCGTCCCCGGCCGCCTTCTCGGACTCCTTGACCATCTTGCTGCGAGAGTCGCTCAGCTTGCCGTCGGACCCGCGGGCGAAGGCGTCGCCGTAAACCTTCCCGGCATCCTGGCCGACCTGTTCGGCCGCCTTGGCGAACTCGTTCCGGTCGACCTGTGGCCGGACACGAACGAACGCGGAGGCAAGAGCCACCATCAGCTCTCACCTCCGCTGTCGTCCACGCCCATGCGAAGCACACGGTTGGCCTGGTTGTTCATCTCGCCCCACCCGTAGATCTGCTCGTCGATCTGCTGCCGCTGGTCCGCTTCCAGACCTTGGGTCAACATCGCGTAGGCGGCATTGAGCGCCACCCGCAGCGGCATGTCGTCTAGCGGCCCAGATCCGCGACCGGCGTCAGCCCAGCCACATCGGGGTGCATGGCCCGCGAGGACGAGCCGGCCCTCGAACTCGCCGAAGTTGTCCGCGATCCACCCGAGGAGAGCTCTCGCGGCTTGGTAGGGCGGGCGGCCATGATCTCCATCGCCCGGTTGACGAAGTCCATGATCTCGTCGCCGTCGGCAAGCTCGTCCTCGGCGAGGTCGAGGAAGCGGTTCCACTCCTTCTCGTCGCGCAGCTTCTTGCCGTTGACGTCGACTTGCTGCTGGCCGTGCTCGTCCAGCAGCGGCGGGCGGTGGATGACCGACCGGATGAGCGAGTGCATCGCGGCCAGGCCTTCCATGTCGTCGGAGTCGAGCCCGCGGTTCGCAGCAGCGCCGAACCGGATCATCGGCGCAAGCCCGACCTTGTCCGCCAGCCGGAACTTCTCGTCGTAGAAATCGAGGTAGTCGCCGTCCGGGTCGAGCACGACCCCCTCGGCCGCGGCCTGCGCATCGCGCGAGGTCGGATCGGCCATCGGCGTATCGCGCGGAAGCGTGGTGTAGTACGGCTGGCCGTCCGACGGCTGGTCCGGCATGCCGGTCCACGGCGGCGGCGGCCACGTGCCGCCGGCGTTCATCTGGATGTCAGCCACGGTTGGTCCCGGCGGCAGCGAAGTAGATCGGCTGCGAGGACGCGTCCGGCTCGAAGGTGAACGTCAGCGGGAGGCTGGCGTTGTCCGCGCCCTTCTTGCGCTGGATGCCGACCGAGCCGGTCTGGAAGGTCTGCATCCCCCACCAGCGCTCGGTGCCGTCCACCGCCTCCCATCCGAGTTGCTGGCGGACCTCGGCGCCGATCTGCGGCAGCGTGAACGTGGTCAGCAGCGTGGTGCCCGCGCCGGAGGTCGCCTTGGTGCCGCCGTTGAACGCGCGCTTGTAGTTGGTCAGGTGGATCTGCATGACCTCGAACTCGGCCGTGATGGTGCGGCCGGTGACGACGTTGAGCAGCGGGTCGACGTACTCGGCCGCCTCCACCGCGTCGGTGTCGATGCCGATGTTCAGGGTGTGGCCCTCGCGGGTGACGCCCCACAGGTTCCAGCCGCCGGGCCAGGTGTCGGTGAACACCGAGCCGACGACAGTGTTGGTCGGCGCCGAAACGCCGAGGTCGGACACGTAGAGATATCCGGCGCCGAAACTGAGCGCGCCCTTCGGGACTGTCACCGCTGGCATGGATCACTCCTCAGATCAAAGCCCCCGAGGGGCGTACTGAAGACCCGCACCTCTCGTGAGGCCGGGTGGCTAAGGTGGTGGGCAAGGTGCCCGGTGTAACCCGCGCAGGTTGAGCGAAGCGACCAGCGCCGCCCTCGGCGGACCGCGTGGCGGTCATCGGGCCCGACCCGGGCTAGCTCAGTGGCAGAGCGCTCGCCCGAACGCAGGGCGAGAGGTTGGGTTCGACTCCCCGCCTGGGACGACAGCCGGGTCACGTGACTGCGGCGACCGGAACGATGGGGACCTCGGGCCGCTATCCGGTCATCCACGTGTTGATGATCGCGAGCGTCACCAGCAGGGCCAGCAGCGTGCAGACCAGGACGAGCCACACCCACGTCCGATTGCTCACGCCAGTCCGCCTATCGCGATGTTGGTCCGCTGGGAGTACAGTAATTCCATGGAGAACCTGGAGCACCTGCATCAGCTCAGCCGCCGACTGGAGGATGCCGCCGCCGAGGTGCGCGCGGAGATCGGCAAAATCCTCGACACGCCGATCCGACGTGGGAAGCGGTGCGTCTACGACGAACTGATCGCGGCCGGATACTCGCCCGGCGGCGACGGCGACTATGGCCACGGCACCGCATGGAGCGCCTGCACCCGGATCATCGACCAGCGACAGGCCCTACTGCGGCTCGTCGGCGAGTTGCAGGCCGAGGCCGAGGTGCTGACCGGCATCGCTGACGACCTAATCGGCAAGACCGGTCGGCTGGTCTAGCGGCTCACGTCGGCCGGATCCGAACGGTCCAGTTGAGCAGCAGCCGCGGCCGGTCGCCGTCGGGCACGTAGGCCGGCCCCTGGATGTCGTCGACCGCGTAGATGACCGCGCCCGTCACCGCGGTCTCGCGACCTTCGAGCTGCGTGCTCAGCTCCTCGGCCAGCGCGGTCGCGGCCAGTCCGGCCGCCTCGCGGGTGTCCGCGTAGATCTGCGCCGACATGGCCGCGAGCATGTCCGGGCTCTCCGGCGAGTCCGCGCTGCGGAACGAGATGCCCTCTTCCAGGTACGCGTACGCCGCAGGTGCGCCGCCCGAGATCTTCTTCAGGTGCGCGCCCTGCTGAAGCGGATGCCCGACGCCGACCAGCGTGGTCGTGCGCGAGTTGATCCATTCGCGCATCACGCCCACTGCGTCGGCGTAGGTCCGCGCGGTCACTGCTGACCGTCCAGCGAAGCCAGCGCCGACCGCTGCTCAAGCAGTAGGTCCACCGTCTCCATCCACCGTCGCTTCAGACCCGGGTCAGTCGTCCTTGCGATGATCCCCTGCGCAACGGAGAGCTTGCCGTCCACGTAGTCGACATCGGCATAGTCGGGCAGATACGCGTATGGCTTGACGAGGGCGGTCACCGGTGCACCATGAGGTAGACGGTCCGTTTGCCCCAGCAGATGCCGACGTTCCACTTGCTGTAGTCGCGCTCGATGTGCACGGGCGTGAGGTGGATCTGCCAGAACCGGCGGGCGCGCAGGTGGTTGCGGAAGCCGAGCGGCTGGGCGTGGCCGTACTTGAGAGCGGCCCAGTGCCACGGCTTCTGGCCGTGCCAGAGGGTCAGCAGATGCCGGGTGCTGGCCGCCGTGGTGGTCACCGGAAGACCCTACCCACGAGATCGGCCAGCGCGGCGCGGCACCACGGGTAGGGCGGCGTGCCCGGGTGGTCGACGTGGTAGCCGAACACGTTGCCGTGCGAGTCGCGCAGCGGGTAGCCGGGCCCCTTCGGCTCGATCACGTGCGGCGCCGTGCCGAGCTCAAGTCCTAGGGGGTAGGGGTAGCCCTCCGGCGTCTCGGCGTCCGAGCCGATGTCGCGGTACGGGCCGGCCTCGTCCCGGCCGCGCTCGACGTGGATGCGGTCGCGCGCGTAGCCGGCCGGCCTGCCGTTGCTGCCGTCGGCCGAGACCGGGATGCGCCGCTTCTGGCCGCCGGCCACGATGACCGCGGCCTGGTCCAGCCAGTCCTCGGACAGGCCGAGCACGCCGACCTCCCAGCGCGGGTCCATGACCACCACGACGTCGCGCGCCACGGTCAGCCCTGACTCGCCTCGGTGGCCGCGACGGCCACGGTGTCACCCGGCTGCGGCGCGTACGCCTGCAGGTCGGCCTTCGTGGTCGTGTCGGCGTATGCCCAGGTCTCGTCGGCGCCCAGTCGCGCGGCGTACGCCTGCCACTCGGCCTTCTTGGCGGTGTCGGCCGGCCGCACGGGCTGCTCGCCCTGCTCGCTGACGCCCACCGCCTCGAGGTCCTCCTGGCTGGCCTCGGCCGCCTGCTGCGCGTCCATGCCGTTGGCGACCGCCCACGACTCCCACGTCGCCCGGTTGTCGGCCTCGGTCGGGCGGCGCGGGGCGGGGGCAACGGCGGGCTCGTCGGCAGGCAGGTCGCCCTCGACCACGTCCGCGTCCGGATCGTTGGCGGTGCCGACGCTCAGCGACCACGCGTCCACGACCGACGCCATGACCGGCTGGCCGCGGTGGTAGCCGTAGACGCTGGTGCCCGGTGCCAGGATGCTGCGCAGCGCGGTGTACTCGTTGGCCATGACGTCTCCTAGGTATTGGTGATGTAGTAGGTGACCTCGGCCGCCGTGCCGTTGATCGCCACGGCTACCCGGCCGTTGGCGTCGCCGGTGAGCGGGTCGATGCGAGACTGATAGGCCGTGGCGGCAGGGATGGTCAGGATACGGCTGGAGATGGTCAGTCCCTGGTCCGTCTTGTTGTTGGTCAGGGTGACGGTGTGCGAGCCCGCCCCGCCGTTGACCCACAGGACGGTGGTCCCGGCGGGGACGGTGTCCGCGCTTGCCGTTCCCGTGCGCTTGGTCAGCGTGCCGCCGGTGATGCTGTCCACCGAGTCCGCAGCGAAGTCGGTCATCGATCCTCCAAGATCCTAAAGATACTGATCACCCCACGGCACCGGATCGGGCGCCCTGAGCACGGGTACGGCGTTGAGCGTGGTGCTGCCGGTGTTGTCGACGGCAGACGTGAGCACCTTGAGGTCGGCCTGCGCCTGGCGCATCAGGTCGGCGGCCCGGGCTACCGTCTCGGCGTCGCGGGCGAACGCGCGGCAGAGCGTGGCGGCCGCCCAGGTCGCGGCGACCGAGCGGGCCATCCGAGGCAGCGTGCCGGTCAGCGTGCCGAAGCCCGCGCCGACGATCGACACGGCGATGTCGATGTGCCGCTGCGCCTGCTCGTCGGTCGGCGAGGTGTAGCCGGTGAACGTGCCGAGGTAGACCTGCGAGCCGGGGATGGTCGGGTCGATCGTCAGGTAGGGCACGTGGTCGGCCACGTCCGACAGGAACGGCGACCACGACGGCCGGGTACTGGTGCCGGGCAGCGGCGCGACGTTGTAGACCTTCGGCGTGACCGAGGCGCCGGTGCCGGTCACCTTCCACACGGCCAGCCAGTCGCCGGCCGCGGCCAGCAGCGTGCCGGATACCGTGCCGTCGTCGGTCGCGTAGAACTGCGCCGTCTTCTCGTCGCCCACCCACGCGCCGGGCGTAACCGCGATCGACGTGCCGTCCGGGCGCTGCAGCGTCACGGCGGCGACCGTGGATCCGTCGGGCGTGACGCCCAGCTTGAGCCGGCTGGTGATCGGGTCGCCCAGGTCGTACACCGTCTGCGGCATCAGTACACTCCCGTCGCGCTGGCGTAGACCGGATCGCCGGTCACGGTCCCGACGGCCGGATCGCCGGTCGCCTTGGATGTCGCCGGATCGCCGGTCACCGCGGGCCGGCCCGTGATCAGGCTAGGCACGAAGAAGAACGAGTCTGCGGCCGAACCTGAATCGTTCAGGGACTTCAGGACGAACGCATTGTCCTGCCCGACCGCGGTGTCCACCGCGTGCCCGGTGTCGGTGAGTGCCAGCGTGACCTGCACGCTGAGCGTGTCGGCAGCGGAGCCCGCGTCCGCCAGCGGCGCGGCGACCGAGGTCACCGCCAGCGTGGTCAACGCCGAGGCGGTGTCGGCCAGGGCCGGCGCCACACTCACGCCGAGCGCGTCGGCGCCGGATCCGGCGTCGGCCAGCGGCGTGGCCGCGGTAGCGGTCAGCGCCTCGGCGGATGCCCCGGTGTCGGCAAGGGCCTTGTTCGTGCCGAGACCGTTGTCGATCGCGTCCGACGCGGCGCCGGTGTCGGCGAGCGGAACGGTCGCGGTGGCGGTCAGCGAGTCGGCCGCCGCCGCGCTGTCGGCGAGCGAGGCGGTGACGCTCGCGATCAACGACTCGCCGGAAGACGCCGCGTCCGCCAGCGGTGCCGCGGCGGTAGCGGTCAGCGACTGGGCGGCCGACCCGGTGTCCGCGAGCGGGACGGCCGCAGTTACCGCCAGCGCGTCGGCGCCGGTCGCCGTGTCGGCGAGCGGGACCGTCGCCGTGACGGTGAGCGTGTCGGCCGCCGAGCCGGTGTCGGTCAGCGACTTGGTCGTGCCGAGCCCGTTGTCCAGGGCGTCGGACGCCGCGCCGGCGTCGGCGAGCGGAGCCGCGACCGTGACCGTCAGGGAATCAACGGCCGATCCGGCGTCGGCCAGCGGCGCGGCGACCGTGGCCGCCAGTGCCTCGGCGCTCGAGCCCGCGTCCGCCAGCGGCGCGGCTACGGTCGCGGTCAGTGCCTCGGTCCCGGCGCCGGTATCGGCGAGCGGGACTGTCGCGGTAGCCGTGAGCGCCTCGGCCTCGGACCCGGCGTCGGCGAGGGTGATGTTGGACGGCAGGAAGAGGGACTGATGCTTGATCAGCGGATGGGTGGGAAAGCTACGACCGATCCGGGCCATCGGCTACGCCTCTCGCTCGGTCAGATCACTCTTCCCACTCGACCCAGGTGATCGCGTTGACCGTCGTTCCGAAGGTCACGCGCACGCGCAGGAACTTGCTGACGCCGACCTCCCACTCCCGGCTGAGAGGGTTCTGCCAGCCGTACTGCCCGGTCGGCGCGATCAGCTGGTAGTCGAGCAGTCGGGACGCGGTGGTCGTGCCCTCGGCGCTGGCCGTGTAGCCTGTCGCGGCGGTGCCGAGCGTGGCCAGTGACGCCACGTCGTTGGGCGAGTTCAGCTTGATGATCCCGGCCGCCACGTGTGCGGTGACCGTGGCCGCGACATCGGTCTCGATGAGCTCCACCTTGCCGGGTGTCGCCGCGGCGGATCCGTCGAACGAGATCCCCCACGCGATCACCCGCATCTGCTCAGTCGACGGCATCGCGATCTGCAGCAGCGTCTTGATCGCCGTACCGGTCGCCACCGGAGCCAGGGCCGCCGTGGTCGGCATCGCGCCGTTGTAGGTCTTGTAGGTCTTGGCGGACATCCGGGCTCCCTAGAAGAAACTCGCGCGCTTGACGGCCTGGCGGACCAGCAGCGGCTTAGGCGCGATGAATGCCGCACCGCCGGCGTCCTGTACCTCGATCGCGGCGGTCACATACTGCATGCCGGTCGGAGCGCTCAGCCCGTAGCTCTGCGCGCCGGTTCCGGTGCTGTTCTGGTAGGCGTGATAGTCCACGCCGTTGCTGCCGACGTGATCATCGCGGAGACCGTCCTGCGTCGCTGAGGCGAGGTAGGTGGGGGTTCCCGGGTTGACCGAGTTGACATCGCCGGCGACCCAGGGGATGACGCTCGTCCCCGCACTCGGGGTGATCGAGCCCGTCGCGGCACCGGTGGAGGCAGATGTCGCCGTGATCGGCGTCGCGGCGAGCTGCGCACCCGACCAGCGCTCGACGCACATCGACCCGCGGAGGCTGACCGATGGCGTCGAGCTGACCGTCATCGAGCCCGGCGAGGTGAGGACTGGCGCGGTGTAGATCGCCGCCCACTGGTTGAATCCACCGGGAGCGTTGGTCACCCTCGCCGTGTACGTCAGGCCGCCGCCGGACGGGGCTCCCAGGGGGGATGCGCTGTCCCACGTCGCCAGCTTGATCACCAGGATCTCGCCGTTGCCGGGAGTGAACGTCACGGTCAGCGCCGAGGTGCCCTGCGGGCTGATCTGGGTGTAGTGCTGGGCGACCGGCGTCGGGGCCACGGCTCACCTCTCGCCGGTTTAACCGGTGTAATTGACGCCGGTCAGCAGTTGGGCCGTGAAGAAGAAGTTGTTCACCGACGGCACCGTCTTGAGGGTGTGCGCCACACCCCACAGACCGTTCGACGAGCCGAGGTCGTTCATCGCCGTCCGCAGCGTCGTCACCTCGCCTGCGGTGTAGCCGAGGGCAACCAGGGCCGCGTCGTTCGGGACGATGTTCGTGTTCGCCAGCCACAGCGACGCCCGGTTGGCCAGGTCCAGAGAGCCCCAGACCTGCTCGACGATCGCCGACATGCGCTGGTCGATGTCGTTCTTGGTAAAGCCGCGTCCGACAGCCATGCTCGTCTCCTAGGTGAAGGTCAGCGTCGCGGTCGCCGTCCAGGTCTGGCCGCTGGCCTTCGTGCCCTGAGCGATCGACGCTTTGTGGTTGAACAGGATGGCCGTCACGGTGTTGCCGCTGGCCGTGCCCTGGTCGATCCCAAACTCGTTCCAGGCAAAGTTGCCGTCCGCCGTGCCGAACGTCGCCGACCATGCGAGAGTGCGCGTGCCGAGCGATCCGGCGCCGGAAACCAGCTGGAACCAGCGGTTCGCCGAGCCGGCCGCCGCGCCGAGGTCGGTATCGGTGTACGCCTCAGCCGTGTTGCTGTTGCCCACCCCGATCCGCGCGTGCGTGGCGTCCAGTGCCTGCGTCGCGCCCTGGTTGGTGAGCAGGTTCATCAGCCGGGTCCACCCGGCGTTGGTGATGAGGTTGCCTACGACCTCGCTGGACTCGTACGGCCGGATGCCGACGTGCGCGAAGAGTTCGGGGGTGATGGCGACGCTGTAGTCCGCGTGGTTGTCCTTCACCCCGCAGATGCGAGCGGGGATCGCGATCCCGAGGTCGCGCAGCCGGAGCATCGCGTCGTTGGTCTGCTCTTCGTCCCAGCGGTCCACCCGCCAGTGCGTCGTGCCGAAGCCGGACTCCTCCAGCGCGGTGCGTACGGCGACGGACATGCTGTCGGTCGCGTGCCCGAAGTCGTTGCCCATGTCGGGGACTCCTTTGCATTTCCGGTCTAGTGGGAGTACAGTAAGGGTATGGGCAGCTTCGCAGACATCGGATACGCGGTAGACGGGCAGATGCGCCGAGTGCTGGCCGCGGCCGAGAGCAAGCAGGTCGCCGCTTGGCGCGAGTACCACTCGCATTGCGGGCACGGGACGACGGATGAGGCGTCGATCGTCTGTGACATCACCGAGGCTTACTGCACCTACACCGAAGAGATCCGGGCGAAGCGCCAGCGCGAGGACTGGCGTGCCAGCGAGCCCCGCGTTCGGACCGATGGGACGCGCATTGCTCGCGATCACCACTTCGCTCTTGAGATGAACGAGGCGCTCAGCTGACTTGAGTTGGCCGCGGCGGCGGCAAGGGAGACGAAGCCCGCCGCCGCCGCGGGCCGGGCCCCGGTGAGCGCGTACCGAGGGTCAGGAAAGACCGGCCCACCAGGCGATGGGGGCGGCGGTCTGGGCGCCGAGCGTGCCCGGCATGGTCGTCGTCCGTCCGGTGTCCGCGGTGGAGAACCGCAGCGTCGGCGCCGACAGGCCGTAGTTGATGAGGTCCGAGCCGACCGCACCGACAGACGACCCGCGGGCGAAGGTCGGCAGCGTCGTGCCGTTCGCGTAGAAGGCCACGCGGTACCACTGGCCCGGCGTGACCGCCTGTGCGGCAGACAGGGCGCACACCTTCATGCCCGTCGACTGCCACGCGGTTGCCTGGTTGCCGGTCGACGAGAGCAGCACGCCCGCGTCGGTGTAGAGCGCGGCGAGGCACTGGTTGGCGGTCAGCGTCGCGCCGGCCGTGACTACGTGCAGGTTGATGTTCGTGACCAGCGCGGCGGTCGCGCGGATGCGGACCACCTCGAGCCTGCCCGCCGTCGGCAGGATCGTGCCGGCCTGAGTATCGGCAGGGTCGAAGGTCCAGCCGAGCGAGCCGTGGTCGGCGGGCACCGGGACGGGCGAGAACGCCGGGACGCCGCCGCCGAACCGCTCGAAGCCTGTCGGCCCGCGATCGACCTGTCGGCTCACGAGATGCTCCGGAAGCTGACCGCCGTGGCCTGCGCGCTGATCACCTTGACCACGATGGCTGCGGTCCCGGTGCGCCGGACGCGGGCACCCGCACCGATCGCGGCGGGCACCACGTCGAAGTCATTGCCGGCCACGGTCGGGTCCGTCGGTGCGGCGGTCCCGTCGTGGCTGATGTAGATCTCACCCGCCCCGCTGCGGTTGAGGATCTCGAACCCAGACGAGTTGTCGGTGAGCGTGAACGTCTGCACGGTGTTCGCCGTGAGCGTCACATGCCGTGCATACGCCACGATCCCCCCTCAGTGTCTTTGATCAATAAGGGCCTTCGGTCTCACCGCAGATCGGGCACGACCTCATTGGCGGAACGTAGTCCGGCTCCATCATCTCGGGCGTGATGACGACCGAGAAGACCCCGGCGAACTCGCCGCACGAGCACCACGCCGCGTTGCCGAGGTGATGAATGTGGTGCCCCTCGTGGGGATCGACTGGTGTCGGCTCTGCGGCACGCCGCTCGGCGGCCTTCGCTGCCATCCGCTCTTCCCATGTCATGGCATTGACGTTACGTACGAGCGGCGGCCACCACGAGGCCGCCGCTCGTGCTCACTTACTCGTCTTGGCGTTGACCGCGTCGATCAGCGCCTGCTTGTTCGGATACGACGCGGCCTCGTCGGCGGTCATGCCGCCCGCCGGGCTGGTCGCGTAGTCCTCCCACGCCGCGCGGCTGTCACGCGGATCGGGACCGGTCGGAGCCTCGGGCTCCTGGATCACCGGCTCGGGCGGGCCGAGCGGCTCGGGCACGGCGACCGGCTGCGGAACGTCCGCGACCGGCACGATCATGCCCGCGTTCGCCAGCGCGGCACGCTCCCATTCCTGAACGTAGTCCGGGACATCGTGGCCCTTGCGAACAACCTCTTCCGGGCCGTCCGGCTCGATGGACGGGCTGCCGTCCGGGTTGAGCTTGTGCTTCTGGAACGACAGCCGGTCGAACAGTACGACGTGCTTCATGCTTCGTCTCCGATCAGGTCAGGGTGCCGATACCGGTAATCTTGCATCCGGCGCCGGGCTCCTGGACGAACGGGACGACCGGGCGGCGGCCGCGGACCAGCCACTCGTCGTTGCCGGCCGGATTGCGCCGGGACTGCGTCTCGACGCCGGTGGACGGGTCGCCCGAGTACTCCGGGCTCGGGATCCGCTCGTAGCCGAGCGAGCCCAGAACCCGCGAGTCGACGACGATGGCCGTGCCCGCGGTAGGCAGGTTCGGCGTCGGCAGGATGCGCAGTCCGGCGATCTCGACCACGTTGCCGGTGATGCTGGCGGTCTGGCCGTTCTCGCGAGCCATCGTCGCCAGCACGTTGAAGTTGCCGATGATGTAGGCGTACGCGAAGTCGTCGCACGCCACGGTGTCCGGGTCGTAGCCCTTGTTCGTGGCGCGGATCGTGGCCTTGGCCCGCAGCAGGTCGAGCACGGGGTTGGCGGTGGCCAGGGTGTTCCAGGCGACCAGCGCGGCGACCGACGCGGTGACACCGGCGGCGATGACCGCGAGCGCGGTCGTGTCGACGGTGAACACGAGGTAGTTCACGATCTTCTGCAGGTTGCGCTCCACGGCGTCGCCGCGGAAGCGGCCGATCTCCTCGTCGGTGATCGGCACCTCCTGGCCCCACTTGACCGGGTTGGCCACGGCGGCCGTGCCGGTCGGCGCCACCGAGCGCGGGTATTGCCCGCCCGGCGTGACGACCTCGGGGGCGCGGGAGGTGTAGATGGACTCGTCGGTCTCGTACAGGATCGAGGAGCCCTCGACGCGCCCGGACAGCAGCACGTCGGCGATGAAGCGGTTCTCAGCGATCGTGCGCAGCCGGCGGGCCACGGCGGTCGGGGTGTTGAGGAACCGCGAGATGGTGAGGACGTCGCCCGAGAGGGTCGGAACCGTGGGCGGGTAGGTGATGGCCATTGGTCAGGTCTCCTTACCGGCCCAGGAACCGGATGTTTGCGTCGGTGGCGCCGGTGAGCGCCACCCCGACGAGCTGCCCGAAGGTGCCCGCCGCGATCGGCGCCACCGTGCCGTTGACGGCGGCGGCGAGATTGTCGCCGGCCGCGACGGTACCGGTGCACAGGATCTCGAAGACGTGACCGGCGAGCGGCCAGACCGGAACCTTGCCGCCGACGGTGGCCTGGTCGTTGCCGGCGTAGCCGACAACCTTGACCGATGCCGCACCGGCCGGGCCGACGGTGCCGTTCGCCGTGCCGCCGGTGTTCTCCACCAGCCGGGCGCCGGTGACCGCCGCGCTGGCCTGCATGGTGATCGGACCCGGCAGGAAGATGGGAGTGGTCTCAGCCATTACGCACCGGCCTTTCCGTACACGCCCTCGTAGGCGAGGTCGGTCTCGTTCTGGCTGATCTCGGCGCCGAGGAATCCGGCGGCCATGACCGGCACGCTGTTCTTGGGCATGAGCTCGATGTACGCCTTGGTCGACGCGGGGTCCTTGTCCCACATCGCCGCGTAGGTGGACAGCCGCGAGACCGGGAACCGGCCGTCGTGGACCGCCTTGTCGAGCACCACGTCGCGCTCGTTGCGCTGCATCTGCTCAAAGGCGGTCTGACCCTTGGCGGCCATGGCCACCAGCGCCTTGTAGTTCTCCGGGTCGATGAGCATCGCGCCACCGGCGTTCGGCGGGATCGCCGTAAGGGTGGCCGCCGGGTCCGGCGTGTTCGGCGGGGTGGCCGAGGCCGCGGCCTGCGCGGCGAACGCCTCGCTCACCTCGGCGTCGGTGGCGTCGGGACCGAGCCCCAGCGCCTCCCGCATCTTGACTGCGTCCACGGACGCCGCCTCCTTCGGGTTGGTGGGCCCGGTCGCCGGGTCGGCGTCGGGAGTCTTGGTGGCCACCGGGACCTCGGTCTCGACCGTTGCGGTCGCGGCCTTGGTTTCGAGCACCTTGCGGATCGCGGCACCCGCAGGCGACACGTCCGGCGCCACGAGGTCGGTGCCGTCCTCGTTCTTGCGGGCCGCGGCGAGCGCGGCCTTGCGGTCCGCCCAGGTCGCGGCGGCCTTGGCCACCGCCTTGACGTCCTGGTAGGCGACGGCCACCTCCTGCGGGTCGCCGAAGGTGAACTGCTCGCCGGAGAGCGTGACGGGGATCCGGTAGTACTTGCCGGTCGCGTCGTCGGCCGCGATCAGCTGCAGCGGATCGACCTGCATCTCGGTGATCCACATCGAGTAACCGGCCGTCTCGTAGTACTTGCGGCTGATGTCTTCGACGGAGACGGACGCCTTGACGACGCCGCCGGTCTTGGTGCCCATCGGCCCTCCCAGGGTCATGCGGACAGTGGTGGAGATCGGGGCGGACGCCGCCGAACGATCGGAGCCGAGGATCGGGACGAGCTGGCCGCGACATCGGGCACCGGCCAGGCAGCCGGAGAACTTGCCGGAGCCGTACGCGGTGATCGCCTCGTCCTCGGAGCCGAAGCGGTGCCCGTCGATCTCGCGGCACGGCGCGCACGCGTTCGTGTCGTTGACCTCGCTGGCGAACCACTCGACGTCACCGGTGAACTGGGCGAGGGCCGCGTGCCGGCCGACGTGCTGGGCGGCCGACAGGGCGCCGCCCAGTTGGTCGCGCAGGAACCGATCGGTCAGCGCGGCGAGGTGGTCGACGACCTGGCCGGCCACGTGCTTGCCGTCTCCGGTGCCGAGCAGCTGCGCCGCCGTGCGGCCGGCCGAAGCGGCGGTGCCGACGGCCATGGCTGCGGCGACCGCGCCGGCGACCTCGTTCAGGTCGTCCTCGATCAGGGTGACCGCGTCCAGGGTCGTGCCCTGCCTGGCTGCGGCGGCCACCATGTCGTCAGCCGCGGTCTGCGCCATGACCAGCATCGCGGCGAGCAGCAGGGCTGAGCCGGCCGCGCCGGTGAGCACGAGCGCGCCGAGGGCATCCGGGTTGTTGTCGTCGACCGCCGTCTCGATCTGCGCGGCCAGATCGGCGCGCTGGGTGGCGCTCAGGTCGTCCCACTCGGTCACGAGGTCGTCGAGCTCGCTGTCCCACACGGTGCGCAGCGCGGCGAAGTCGACGCCTGACTGCTGCTCGATGTCGGTCAGGCCGCGCGGCTCGGCGGCAGCCAGCGTGACCGTGGTCGATAGCATCGCCCGGGCCATCGTGGCGCCGGAGTCGCCGGGGACCGGCTCGGTGAACGCGGCATAGACATCCTGCATGCTCTTGAGCACGCCGACGCCCGGGGGTGCCACGCCGAGCAAGGACAGCGCGGTGATCACGCTAGGGTGCTCGTGGCCGATCTGGCAGACGAACGGGCGGTAGATCTCGATCGACCGGTCCGGGTACGCCGCGGCGAGCACCGAGAGCCCGTTCTCGTCCGCGTCGGCCAGCCAGGCCGGCATGCCAGTCAGGTCGCCCATCATCTTGGCGCCGTCGAAGCGCATGTTGGCGACCCAGCCCACGGCAGGCTCGCCGTCCCATCGGACACCGCCGGTCGAGTCCGGTTCGGCGTGGCCGAGCTTGATCACGGGGTTGCGGACGCCGGGGCAGTCCATGGCGGCGACAGCGTTCGTGAAGTCCTCGGCGGTGAACGTCGTCTCTCCGGTGCTGGCCTTCCAGGTGCCGACCGCAGCCAGCTCGATGCCGTGCAGCGTGCGCAGGGCGATCGGTTGACGGACCGCGACGTCAGCCACCGGCCGACGCTCCTGCGGGCTGGGCGGTCTTCGATGCCGGAGCAGGTGGCGCGTTCGGGTCGGTGGCCGGCGGGTTGGCCGGGGCGGGCGGAACGACCGGCTGCGGCATGGCGGCCGTGCGGTCGGCGTCGGTGATCGGGGGCAGGCCATAGCGCAGCCGGACCTCGTTCTCGAGGCCGATGTCCGCGGTCAGCGCCTTGGCCGAGACGAGCGCGGCGATGGCCTCGCTGGTCAGCTCCGGGCGGGTGACGTCCGTGCACATGATCTGCGGGGCGGGCTCGTCCTCGCCGAAGTTGATGTCGACCATCTCGATGCTCAGGTCGGTGGCCGGACCGGTGATCTCCTTCGCGGTGGCTGACCAGGACATCTGCAGCAGGCCGATCACGGTCTCGCCGAGCGCGCGGTTGCCGGTGCTCGCGGTGTCCAGGTTCAGGATCTCGGCGAGCACGCTGGTCGCGATCTGCGCGTCCAGGTACTCGACGAACGCCTTCGTGTCGGGCACCGAGCCGGACAGGCCGGTCAGGTCGAACTTGAAGCCGTCGGGCAGGCCGATGCCGGACTGGTCGCCCGCGCGGTAGCCGGCAGCGATGTCGGCGGCCGCGGTCACGTCGGCCGGCGGTGAACCGGGCGGCGCGGTCACGGTCGGCACGCCCATGCCGAATCGGCGCGACGACTGACCCATGACGCGCCACATCTCGTGCTTGAGCAGCCATGGCCCGTACGCCTCACGCATCAGCGAGCGGCCCTGCCAGGCCGAGCCCTCGCGCTCGTGGGCGTACCAGTGCAGGTCGCGGACGGGGATCATGTCCTCGGCGCCGTACTGGATGATGCCCTGCAGCGAACCGTCGTCGTTGACCCGGATGTCGCTGATCGTCTGCGGCAGCCGCTCGGACAGTCCGCCGAGCCGGGCGCGCAGCGGGGTACCGCCCACGTCAAACCACTTCGCGAACGGCGAGAAGCCGAACGGCAGCATGAGCAGCGCGAGCCGGATGTGCTCGTCCCAGCGCAGGCCCTTGCGCCGGGCCGGACCGGGTCCTGCATCGTCGCCCATGATCGGCAGGCCCCACTGGTCCGCGACGAACTGGACGACCTCGTCGCGGCAGCCGGACGGGTTGACCACGTAGGTCGCCGAGCGCAGCGGGTACGTGTAGGCCTTGAGCACCGCGCTGATCTGCGGGTCCGTGCGCATCCGCGAGTAGGTCTGGACCGACAGCGGGAAGGTCAGCGCGGGCACGTTCTCGAGTAGGTCCATGGCCAGCGCGTCGTACTGGGCGCCGAGCGTGCCCTCCGGTGTGCGCGGAATTCCGGTGAACGACATGGGGCACCTCCTACGATCAGGGCATGACGGAACATGGGCAGGAAACGGGAGACGACACGGTCACCGCGCATCGGTGGATGCGGCACGTCGATCCGGATACCGGCGAGGCCAACCACTGGTGCATCGACGGGGATACCGGGCACCACGCCGAGCCGTGCGCGGATGCGGAGAAACGCACCGGTGACCACCTGAGCGATCCGGCCGAGGTGGTCTGGCTGGAACTCCCCGACCTGAACGCCGCGCCGGCTCCGGTGCTGGAATGAGCGGGCCCGACATGGATGCCATGCGCGCCGCGATCGAGACCGTGACGCGAGCGCGGGAGGTCACCATGCGCGCGGGCGGCTACGTCGACTGCATCAGCGTCGGCGCCGGCGCCGGTCTCGCCTACTTCCAGCGGGCGGCCGACACGCTGCCGAGGCCGCGCACATCGCCTGTCCCGCCATGGCGAGTGCACGATGGCGACTCGATCGCGGGCCTGCGCATCGTCGTCGACCCGGACATGCGGCCGGACCAGATCAGGATCGGGTCCGTGATCTACACGATCGGCACGGGCGACAACGGCATTCCCGAGGGGACGATGATCAGGGTCGACATGCGTGAGGTCGATGCCACATGGACGTGACCGCCACCACGATCGGCGCCCTGGTCGTCGATGAGCAGATCCTGCCCATCACCGGCCTGCGGCTGACCGGCGGCAAGCTGCAAATCACTGCGTACGCCTGCGGTCCCCTGCCCCGCATCCGCGTGGCGAACTACGTGGTGCACGGCGACGACGGAGTGGTCGTCTACCGATCATCCCGCGACGAGACGACCACCGTCGGGCCGCTGAACGAAGACGATTCGCTGACCTTCACCGTGGACGTAGAGATCGCCGGTCGCGTCGCCGATCCGCTCGGCCCCGTCCGGCTCTGGTCCGACTGACGTTGCGTAGCTCTCGTACTGGGAGTACAGTAGAGGCATGATGAAGCGTGCCGCAGAGATGATCCGGACCGGGGACATCATCACCACCGCGTACGCCCAGCCCGGCTGGACGCTGGACGTGGCGTACACCGTGCGCGAGCGCTTCGTCCGGCCCGAGGGTGGCGTGCTGGAGGTCGTTCGATTCTGCGGTTACGACAACTTCGGGCAGTGGCGCCAGAACGCTGCCGGTCAGCGCGTCGGCATGTCCGTGTACGTCGTCCGCGAGGCGCGCGACGTGCCGGCCCCGTGGGGCGAGATCGGCGTGCGACCGGCCTCCGTCGAGCACGGGACGGACGAGGTCCTCTGACCCGATCGGCTCACCACTGGGCCCGGCTGAGGTCGATCTCGCCGCTCATGCCGGTGCTCGCGCGGTAGGCCTGCTCGGCTGCGGCCTCGGACGCGCGGGCCACGCGCTGGTCGCGGGTGTTATCGGACACGTCGCGCGGCGGAGTCCAGTGGGCCGAGGCGATCCGTCCGGCGTAGAAGAGCGTGTCGGCCATGTCGTCGTGCGCCCACATCGGAAAGCCCGCGATCTCGTCCTCCCAGTCGTCGCGCCAGGGCACGTAGTCCGGCCAGTGCACGGTGTGGGCCTTGACCCGGTTGGCCGCCGGGATCGAGCGCGTGATCTTGTCGGTGTCCGGGGCGACCGGCTGGATCCGCAAGCCCAGCTGAGTGGCGTCACGGACCAGCGTGGACGAGATGAACGACTTCTCGACGTAGACGTCGGGGCACGCCCATCGCTTGCACATCGGGGCGACCAGCGTCCAGTGCTCTTCCTCGCCGAGGCGGGCGCGCTTCATGTCCAGCAGCACGAGCCGTCCGTTTCCGGTGATCCCCCACACCGAGACGACCGTGTAGTCCGCGCTGGTCTTCTTGCTCGCCGCCAGGTCGACGGTGATGAACCGGACCATGTCCGCGACGAAGAAGCGGACGCCCTCAATGTTGATCTGAGCGCCGAGCAGCGCGTCGTGCCGGGTGCGGTCCGGCTGCATGAACGACCAGTAGCGGAAGTCCGACCGGGCGAACAGGTTGCCCTCGGCCGCGACCGGCACCTGCATGTAGATCGAATTCCACACGTACATCGACCGCTTGGCCTTCAGCCCGAGAAACCACCCGGCGGGCCGGTTGCGGACGCTGATCAGCTCACCGTTCGGATGGAACACCGACGCACCGTCGCTGCCCCGGACGCGGGCCGAGGCCTCGTCGCGCACCGCGGGGATGCGCAGCACGTTCCACTCGCCGGGCTCCTCGGCCAGCAGTCGGCCGGCCAGGTCGTCGGAGTGCCAGCGGGTCATCATCAGCACCACGCGGAACTGATCCGACGCGCGGGTCATGGCGTTCGACTCCCACCAATCCCAGCAGCGCTTGCGGTAGGTGGACGACTCGGCCTCGGCGCGGCCCTTGAGCGGGTCGTCGATGATCAGCAGGTCGACCGCCTCGGAGGTCAGGCCGCCGTCGATGCCGACCGAGAGAACCACGCCGCCCGCGGTGGTCTCGAACCGGTCGACCGCGCGGCTGTCCGGCGCCAGGGCGATGCCGAGCTCCGGATGCGCCTCGATCATGCGGCGGATCCAGCGGCCCCATCGCTCGGCCTTCTCGGCGGAGTAGACCACGATCGCGATCCGCAGGCTCGGATCCTGCGCGAGCAGCCAGAGCGGGAACCAGCAGGACGCGCGGGTCGACTTGCCCTCCTGCGGCGGGACGAAAATCATCTGCCGGCCCGAAGCGCCGGCGGCGTCCGCCAGGTCCACCAGGGCCTCGTCGATGGCGTCCAGCGCAGGCGTCTGCTTGGTCTTGACGAAGTACGCCTTGGCCAGAGCGCCGGGCGTGGGGTAGCGCTGCCGGAATTCCGAGCGGGACAGCTCAGCCGTCTTGCGCTGCACGTCCTGGATCTGCTCCAGCTTTCCGATCAAGCTGAGCAGTTCGGCGTCGGAACTCGTCGAGAGCTTCCCGAAGAAGTCGATCGACATCGCTCTCCCCGATCTGCACCTGGAGCGGAGCCTTCTCGCCGGTGAGGTCGCCGATCTGGCTTATGATCAGACGCGCCTCGCGCATCATCTTCTCGTCGCCCGCGAGCGCGCCCTTCATTGCCACCTTGAGCAGGTCGGTCAGCCGGTCCAGCGACTCCTGCCGGTAGAGGGCGATCTCGTCGTAGGCGAGTGACTGGTGTTCCTGGAGCAGAGCCTTGACCGCTGCGTGGGCCGACCCTCTGCTGGAGTAGCCGACCTCTTCGGCAACGGCATCCCACGTCCAGCCGGCCCGCCGGAGCTCGGCCGCGCGGCGCCGCTTCTCGTACGTCTCTGCCTGCCTGGCCGGCGGGTGAGTCACGTCGCGTGGCGTCTGGCTGCCCATGAACACACCTCTCCTGCGCGGAATTCTGGCACAGACTTAATCGTCCGACAAACCTCACCAGCGAATACGGGCCGAACGGGCCTCAGGCACGCCACTCTTCCCGCCAGCCGTCCTGCCCGGCGTACGGCTGGGCGAGCCACCTGATGTCACTCTCTCGTGCCTCGCGTCGGGCGTGGAGAAGCCGGTTGCCTTCCACGTCGTCAACGCGCCGGATGGCGCTGACCAGGATGTCGTGGTCGTCGAGGATGCGCCGCTTGGCCTCGACCTCGGCCAGCCGCTCGGTGCACATCTGCTCGACGTCGGGCCAGTCGTGCCAGCCGGGGATGAACTTGCCAAGGAGGCGCGGGTCTTGCAGGGTGAGCGTCGTCCGTTGGGCGTCCGCCAGGAGCTTGCGGGTGCGCGCCTCGTCCTCGTCCAGGCATCGCCGCACGAACGCGAACAGATCATCCGCGCCGCTCACGATGCTCTGATCATCTGGAAGCTGCTCACCGCCACGCACCCATCCGCACTTCCAACAGCGCTTGTTGGTCATCTCGCCGTCATTAGGGCACCTAATGTCCATCCCGTCACGCCCCCATCTCGACGGCATGACGGTGGGCCGGTCGCTCGCGCACCCACTCAGCATGCGCCCGCATGATCGCGTCGACCGGGTAGAGCGCGGCGCGGCGGCCACGGCGACCGTACTCCGTGCCGATCGTCGCCACGTCCCGCAGGCGGCGGGCCAGTTCGCGCCGCGGGATCGGCGGACTCATCGCCTGCGCCGCGTCGGTGATCGTCATGCCACTCACCAGAGCGCCCCGTGGATTCTCATCAGGGCAGCGTGACCCTGTTCGACCATATACTCGGCGGACGGCGGGAGCTCCGCATGCTCGTGGTCGCCGGGCGGCCACTGCACGAACCGGATCACGGCCTGATCGGACTCCATCGACATCACCTCGTACTCACCGTCCAGCTCGATGCCGCACCACCAGCACCTCATGCCGACTGCGCCCCCTGCTCGCGCAACGGCCGGACCGGGCCGTTGTCGATCGTGCCCCAGTCGCACGTCCGGCAGACCAGCGTAGTCGTGCCCGCGAGCACGTACAGCACGCGGGCGCGGCAGAGGGAGCAGCGGATCTTCTTCACGTGCCGGTCGCCACCTCGCGCCATTGCGGATCAACGGGCGCTTCCGCCTCGTACAGGTGGACATTCCTGATCAGCTCACCGCGGCCGATCAGTTCGAGCAGGCCTTCGTACTGCTGGGTGACGTCGTCGCCCTGGCGCTCGGTGCGCGTCCAGTGCTCGTCGGGGATGCCCTCCCGGTCGACGTCCGGGCAGGGGTAGTCGCCGTGGTAGTACTCGGGATGCCTGATCGCGCTGACGTGCTCGAACGAAACCTTCCGGATCATCATGAACTGACCCGCGGAAAACGAGGCGCCGTGAAGCCCGAACGGAACTGCTCGGTGAGCATGGCCGCCGCGGCGTAGTCGTACGCCTGGCCCCACGCCTCGGTGTACTCGGGCTTCCACTTGCCGGCGGCGACCCGCACCAGCGTGGTGAACAGCGCATCCTTCACCGCGGCGTACTCCTCGAGAGTGGCGCCGCGCACCGTGCCGTCCTGCCGGATGAAGCTCGCGTGCGCCCGGCCGAACGAGGCGAGCGCCTGATCGAGGTGCTTCATCTTCTCCGCGTCGCCCGGGTCGTACAGGGCGGCCAGCGCGGTCAGCGCCTTGAGCAGGCGGTCACGCTGGACCGCGCCCTTGTGGTCCGAGCCGAAGTCGCCCTGCGTCGGATTGCCGGGGAACAGGGTCATCAGCTGCGGGTGGGCGCGCAGCAGGGCCGAGTAGAACAGCCGGACGACCTCATCGCCCTGGTCGCCCAGCAGGCTTACCGACTCCTGGAGCAGGTCGTTGATACCGGGCATGAAGCCGCGCCCTCCGCATTCCTGGCAGTCGGTCCGGAACTGGCTGATCAACGGCTGAGGCGGAACCGGCGCGAGCCGCGCGAACGGCGTCTGCCGGATCGGGATCGCGGCGGTCGTGGCCGCGGGGATGCCCTCGGACGCCCACCGTCGCTCGTCCTCGTCGGCGACGACCGGACCGGCGTACGGCATCTTGGCCGGCTCCTCGTCGTGCACCACGCCGAACGACTCGGTCGTCGCCGCGTCGGCCATCGCCTCGGCCCGGACGATCGCCTGCGGGTCCTGCTCGCCTGGCTCGGCCGGTACGGCCAAGACCTCGGTAACGCTCTCGTCGGACATGGTCTCCTGCTTTCGTCTCCCGAACATCCTTCGTCCCATCATCACCAGCGGCGGCACGGTCAGTGCCAGCACGAGCGCCGCGCCCAGCGCCCATGCCGCCGGATCATCCCACACGGCGGTGTCGCTGGGCGTTCGTCGGCGGCTTGGTGCCCATCGGGGGCCACCACGGCTGGACGTTGAGCCGGCGCATCAGGCGACGGTCGATCAGCCGGTCGATCCAGCAGCCGATCAGGACGCCACCGAGGCCGGTCAGCGGAGTGATCCAGTACCAGGACATCACTCGTTCAGTTCCTTACGCCATTTGCGAGACCATCGGGAGGCGTGGAAGAGCTCCCCGAAGTGCGGAACGTCATCCTGCTTGGCCCGGCCGTCGGTCGACCACCAGCGGAAGGCGTTCAGGTAGCGGCCGTTCAGGAAGCCGAGGCCGTACGCCTGCCAGCCCCGGAAGGCGATCATCTGCTCCGTCTCGGTGAAGCCCGTCCACACGTGCGCCGGGAGCCGCGCGATCACCTCGTCGGCGGTCGCGTACGGACAGGCCGCGGCGTAGCCCTCGATGTCGTCGAGCAGGTGATGGATCCGGCCGTGCGCATTGGCGCACAGCGTCAGCGTCTGCGAGTCACCCCCACCGCGAGGGCACGGTCTGACGTGGTGCGACTCGATGGGGACCTTGTCGTCGTGATCCGGATGGACCAGGCACTCCCGACCGAGGATCACGGCGCGACCAGCGAGAGCAGGTAGACGATCGCCACCGACATGACCCCTACGATAGCGATCAGGACGATTAGCATCAGCGCGAGAACCAGCGCGAGCAATGAGCCTTTCAACGTGATCGGTCACCTACCCACAGTGCTGCACTACCGGCCGGTACGCGCAAGACATCGCGTCCAGTACTGCCGCATCGTCAGGACATCGGGACCGCATGGCCCGCTTCGAGCAACTCCAGGCCGAGGTCGAACGTGCTGCCCTGCGGCGTGGTCACCAGCACCTGACCGAGTGGTCGGCCGTACTTGTCGATCGCGTGCGAGACCAGCGTGACCGGATCCGGATGTTCGCTGCCGATCGGGTGGACGCCGGCATCGCTGAGCTTGCTGATCACCCAGAGCCGGGCAGCCACGCCCTCGTCGGTGTCGAGCTCGGGAGCGTTCACGCCGATCAGCCGGCACCTGGCCTCGTACGAGATGTGCCAGCCGAGGTCCAGCTTGAGCATCAGGGTGTCGCCGTCGACCACGCGCAGCACGGTGGCGGGCACGGTCCAGACGGTCACCAGATCACCCGCAGCGTGACGTAGGCGGCGGCCGCGACGAGGAACGCCGCGCCGACCGCGATGGTCATGCCCTCCTCGGCCGTGAGCAGACGGCGGCGGCGCCTCATCCGCCACACTGCCCAGGACCGGCCGGACAGTCGACAGCGACCGACTCGGCCCGCCACTGGTCGATCGCCGCAGCCACCGACACCATGAACCGCGCGGCCAGGGCGAGCACCACGATCACCATCGCCAGCGCGACCGCGGCCAGCACGTCACGGATGAACCGGAGCACGCGCTCGGCCGTATTCGGGTAGGCCTCGGCCGACCTCAGATCGGCGCCCTGCGTGGGGGCGGGGAGACGCACGAGCGTCTGGTTGGGATCGGCGACGGAGTACTGGCCGTCGGGCTTCTTCAGCTTCGTGAACGGCACGCTCATGACCCTTCCGGGGGCGGGCCCATCCAGGCATGCCCCCCGCCGGCGACCGGGCCCAGATATTTCCACAGGACCGCAGCGTCACCCTCGTGCATCACCGTGTCGCCCCGAAACGAGGTCGGGCGCCGCGGCACGCAGAGATGCAGGTGGTCGCCACCGGTGAACGGACGGACCGGGGTGTCCCACCAATCCTCAGGCTCGTGGATCTCCAGGGCTCGCGCGGGAAGGACGACGGGCAGGAGTTCGCCCGTTACCTTCGTCGTAGTGACGATGATCAGGTCCCGGCCGGTGCACTCCCAGCCGGGGTCACGCAGGGGCGGCCTCGTCGCGCCGCACGGGTGGGGAAGTGTCTGCGCCTCGACTGATTCACTCATGCGCCACCACTCAACCGGGCCGCCAGCGCGTCGGCCTCGGCGTGACAGCGCTCGGCCATCCTGTGCAGCCGATCGATTTCGGCCTTCTCCGCAGGATGGATCTCCACCTCACACCCGGCCGCCTCCAGAATCTGGCGCGCCCTGGTCACCAAGGCCAGATCATGCGGCATGCCGGTGTTCATCGCGTCCAGAACTTCCCTGGTGATCCGGACACTCACGCCGGGCCGCCCGACTGCTTGTGCAACCGAATGGCCCGCGCGGTCAGCGCGTCGATCAGCCAACGTCTCCCTGACCTGCTGCGCAAGCCGATCACCCGGCCGAGGTATCGCTCGATCCTCACGCCTCGCCGCCCATCATGATGCCGTCTCCGAAGATCAGCCGCGCCTCACCCGTCATCCGGCCCGGCTCCAGTCGCGCCCGGGTCGGCGATCCGTCGGAGTCCGTGCAGCCGGGGAAGAAACACTTGACCTCACCCTTGCGCTTGAGCATACGCAAGCCGAACGTCCGACAGTACGGGCACGCGAGCGGCGGAAGACCGGGCAGGCTGGGCAGCGCCACCCACGGCTCACCCTCGTCGATACCCGGTACCTGATCGGCCTGGCGGACCAGCCGCTCGAGTCCGCGAGTCACACCGCGCAGGATGAACGGCTGCGAGATGGTCACCATCGCGTCCACGATGTCGAGGGCCGCGTGCCCGCACACGTCGGCCGGACGGCGCATCCGCGCGGCGCCGCGCATGGCCCGGGCGTACTCGCGAGCGCCGAAGTACAGGTCGAAGTAGGCGCCGGCGGCCTGCTTGCCCCACGGCTCGGACGACTCGGGCGCGTGCCGGCCGATCGTCCCGGTGTCCGGGCCGCCGTTCTCTGGCTCGACGATCAGCGGATACAGCCGATCGATCCGGCCCCGCGCGTCGGACGTCGCCTCGTAGCACCGGTCCGCCATGCTCGTCTCCGTGCGCGTCATGGCCGCGATCATGGCATGTCAGCGCTCCGAACTGCGAGAACCGGGCGGGTACAGACCGGCGACGATCGCCCTGATGTCCCGGATGTCCTCGATCTCCAGCACCGGGTGCGGGTCGAGCGGGAAGGCCCGGGCCCTGCATGCATCGCGGTCCGGCCAGAAGGTAAAGGTCGACTCCGGGCAGGTGCACAGCGGGTGCCGGTCGGGCCGGTCGTGGGCCATCAGGCTGCCCTCCGGTCGGGGGTGATCGGCAGGATCCACGAGTCGCCGGAGCGTGGGTCGTAGATCGTGAGGGATGACGTCACGCCCAGCGCCTGAGCAAGGCGGACGATCGTGGAGAACTGCGGATCGGGCCGGCCGCCCGTCTCGACGGTGCTCAGCCACGCCTGATCGGCACCCATCAGGTCGGCGAGATCCTTCTGCGACAGGCCGTGCGCCACGCGGACGGCGACCAGCGCCTCGATCACCGCCCGCGTCTCGGGCAGGGAGTAGCCCGCGCGGCCCGTCACGCCGACTCCGGGTGTCGTGGCTTGGCGGCCGGGCGGTGGTCCTTGATGAACACCTGGACGGTGCCGCCCATGTAGGTCTGCATCGAGTCGAGGTAGCACGAGCCGAACGTGTTGATCACGTAGTCCCCCCCGGCCACCTCGACCACCTGCTTGTCTCCGGTCTGGAGGTCCTCGACGGTCACCCGGAACCAGTCGGTCACGACCGCCACCTATCGTGCAGTTCGTCGCTGATCGCGCGAGTGGCGATCACCTGGCACTGGGCGTTCTCCCACCGGCACACGTCGTCCGGCTTCGGGCCGTACTGGATGTAGAAGACCCGCTCGGTCGGACAGTCCTTCCGATCATCGTATTGATCCTGGACCTTGGCCCACGTCTCGTCGTCGTAGATCGGCTCCTGCTGCTCGCCGAGGAAGTAGCCGAACGATTTCAGCAGCGTGTCCGCGTCGGCGCGCGGGTTGATCGCGTAGTCAGTGGCGAAGCACAGTTCGCCCGGCTTGGGCTCCCGGTAGCGACGCTGCCAGTCGATGCCGATCGGCGCGGCGGCCATGCCGAACAGGTAGGTCGCGTACCACTGGGAGCTCATGACCAAGACGCGGAACGGCAGGAATGCCTCGTCCAGGTTGAACAGCGGGTCGTCTGTGCGGTCGGTGCCGCGGAGTCGCTCGATCACAGCGGGCCCCCGTCCGGGCCGAACAGGACCGCCGGAGTGTCGGGCACCGGCTCGGGGTCGACCGCCTCACCGTGCGTGCGGATGAACAGGTTCATCGCCATCATCTGGATCATCTGCGTAACGATCTGCTGCTCCATCGCGTCGCCGGTCGCGATCACCGGGTGGATCGCCAGGACGACCTTGTACTTCTCGCCGGTCAGCTCGGCGCCACCCTGCCCGATGCGGGTCACCCCCCACCCGAGTTTGCGGATGCGGAAGGTGTCCGCGGTGCGGATGTCCACCCACGCGTGCGAGCCGTCGAGCACGTCGATCCACTCGCCGTGCCGCTCGCCGCCGATGATCAGCGCCTTCATGATCCGACCGCCGCATCCTCGCCAGCCGGCTCCTCGGCGTCCGGTAGGACCACCTCGACCCACGGGCTTGCCTCGACGATCACCGTGCGGGTGAACGTCTTGCGCCGCGTCCCCTCCGGTGCGCCCGCCTTCGCGAAGATCCCCGCGAGGCCAGCCCAGGCCATCCCCGCACCCTTGGCCACCTCGGCAGGCTCACTGTCCACGGTCGTCCCGTCCGGGTAGACGGTCCGCACCATCCGCTCGGTCCGCTCGGTCCGTCCGGCTGGCACGCCGAACCGGCGACCAGGCATCTTCTCCGCACCCATCTCGTCTCCTGTCGTTCGAAGTTGCGGACGCAATCCGCAACTCGTCGTTGATCTAACCAATGTTGCGGTAGACCCGGATCACCGCACCGGGCGAGTCCAGCGCGTCCTTGTCCTCGCCCGCGAACACCTTCGCCAGCCGGGTGTACTCGACCACCCGGGCGTCGTCCCGCCAGATCCCCGCGTCGGTCAGCGCGTCCTCTGTCGACCGGCACAGCTTCGACACGTCCGGCTTGGCCGACGGCCGGTCCGGAGCCCCATCGCGGAGAAGGTGCGCGTTGCGGCCGGTCCGGTAGTGCGACCGCGGGCGGACGAACGTGAAGACCATCTCGGCGTACAGCGGCTCGTCCAGCACCGCGAACGCGGTCATCGCCTGCCGCTCCACGATCGCGTCCGCGCGGACCGCATCACGCCAGGGCTTCACCTTCTTGGACGACTCCACCATGATCCCGCGCCCGCCGCTGATGCCCTTGAAGGACTTCGACCCCTGCGGGGCTGGTGTCCCGTACACGGTGATCTCGATGATCGGACTCCGCACATATTCGCTCATATCGTCATCCTCTGACTCCCGTGAAGCATTGCCGGTCCGGGTGGGCGGTCCACATCTTGCGGGGCGGAAGGTGCTTGATTCGGCGGTCCAGGCACGGCGTGGCTGCCTCGGCGCCGCACCCGCACGCGCCGTAGTCCGGCCAGGCCGCCTCGGGCGTCCAGTGCTGGCCGTAGTCGCTGGGCATCTGGCCTGACGCACTCACGGGCCGGCCGCAGGATGAGTGTGCTGACCTGTGCAGTCCTCGGCATGCACGGTGCACCGCTGCACTTCCTCGTCCGGCACCCAGTCGCCCCAGACGAACTCCGGCAGTCCGGCCATTGATCGCAGTGCATTGATGTCGTCCTGTATCCGTCCAGCGATAAAGATCGGGCATTTGTTGTGCTGCGACGTGTGCAGCAATCGCCGGGTAAGCCAGTCCATCTGCTCAGCGGTGCTCACTCGCCGTCCCTCCGCGCGCGTCCGCGTTGATCCAGTCGGCCAGCACGATGCCTGCGAACGCGATCACGCCGAGGACGACCATCAGGACGAGCTCGCCCGCGGTCATGCCACCGACAGCCACGCCGCCGCCGGTGAAGGCGTAGAGCGCGAGGATCGTCACCCGCAGCCAGGTCACTCCGCCGGGGCTCATGCGTCGTCCCGGGGGAACGGCAGGCTGAGGTCGCGGGCCTGCTTGCGAAGAAGGTCCAGCTCCTGCCGCTCGCGTCGTTGCGTGATGGCAGCCAGGCGGTCCCGCTCGGCCTGCGGAACGATGTCCGCGGACATCTTGCGGGCACCCATGTGGAGCAGGCCGGCCAGCATGGCGACCAAGGCAAGAGCGGCCGTGAACAGCCAGAAGATCGGCCAGCCCGCGCCCACCGTGAGCCCGAGGCGGGCCGACTCGTCACGGTCATTCTGGGTGATCAATGATCCTTGGACGGATGCCCATCGCTCGCGCTCCTCGGCGTCCGCCCCCGGCTTCACGTAACGAGCCGCATCTCTGCGATCCTTCAGCGCGTGGCGCGCGGCCCGCTCCAGGTCGGCGCGAACGAACAGGCGCGCGGTCAGCACGGCCACGACCACGTAGCCGATCACGCCGGCCGCCCACGCCAAGCCGGTCACTGGTCACCCCACCTGCGCGGGACGCACGGCACAGCCGGCATCGGCAGGGGTTGCGGCCATGGCCACGTGACCTTGCAGTGCACGCACAGCCACACGCTGCCGTCCCGCTCGATCCGGTGATTGTCGAGCACGATGCCGGCCGACTTGGCACGCGCCTCACCGGCGCGGGTCGGCACGCGGTAGCCGGGGTGATCACTCGCGGCCATGACCTACCCCCGGCCCCTTCGGGCGGCAGTGGTAGCCCGCGCCGCGCTCGTGCTCGTGGCCAGTGCCACACCAGCACGAGGTCGGCCGGATCAGCAGTTTTCGGTACGACTCCTCGAGCCGCTGTACGGCGTCCATCAGCTCGTTGTGCGCGGTCACGTCACCGCCGGTCCGGTAGTACTCGCGGGCCGCGGCGACCACCTCGCGCGCCAGAGCCGCGTGCTGCGGCTCGTCCAGCTGCACCCGGTCGCTCACCGCACCAGCACCTCGTCGCCGATCTCGCAGACCGTCGCGCGCACCCGGCCCGCTGCCACGTCGCGCGGCTGCTGCTGCGCGAGCACGGCCAGCAGCCGACGGCGCTCGATGTCGGCCTGCGTCCAGTCCATCGGATCGGACGCGGCCACCCGCATCCCGCCGGCCGTGTCCAGCTGCACCGTCACCACGATGTGCACGGCGGTCACTCCCCCGTCGCGCGGTAGACGTCGGCCGCAGCGGCGTCGGAGACGAGCTGGCTGAGCGGCAAGTTGGCGACGCCCCACTGGACCTCGTGCACGACCCGCGAGGCCACCCATCCGTAGGACGACCACTCCGAACTGCCCGCCTTGGCGGACTTGACCTGCTGGACGACCTCCTGCTCCACCCGGTCGGCCAGGTCCCGAAGCTGCTTGACCACCCGCGCGGCCTGGCGTTGCACCTGCTCAGCCTGCTTGTCCGCAACGGTGGGCAGGGCCACCTTCCCCTCAGTCATCCCACAACCCCTCTCGTTACGGCTTACTGTACTCCCGACGGTGATCGGGGGGCAACACCCGGAACCCGTATCAGCCGTTCGGTCAGAAACGGCCTGAGCGGCTCTGTGCGCCTCCAGAAAGCCTCTGCCCACCCTGACCCCTACGCCAGCCCCTGAACGGCCCACAGCGGCTACGTGAGGTCGCTGGTCATTGTGTTCCGCACGCACGCCGCAGTCGGCCGACGCGCTCCCTCGCACATGCAGCCGTCTGCGTGGGTCATCTCCACCAACCCCTCACCGACGAAGCCCGCGAGCGCGGAGACCTCCTCGGCGAACTCGCGCCCGACCGCCACCACGATTGGCTCCGTCGCGTAGTCCTGCGCCCCCGCGTGGCCGGCATGGAACGGCCACGCCTTCCCGCCGTTGCGGCACCTGCGCTCAGTCATCCTTCGACTCCCATCGATGTCTACTCGGTAAGCCACGGCTTACCGATGGGGTTCTGGGGTTCATGAACCCCAAGGGGGTGTCTCTCTGGTTTGCTCGCGCGTTATTTTAATCAAGCTACTCTATATCTATATCTATATATATACGCAGGTCAGGCCCTGTTTTTTGAGATCTTGGACTCCACGATCAACTTAGGGTACCCTTACCGTTTTTGCAACCGCCAGAGTGCCCGATGGGGTTCACGTGAACCCCATGAACCCCACTTTTCAAGATCGCTCGTTTGGCATCGAAGAGCCCGTTTCCAATCCACCCTCATCTATCTCGTTGATCCATCCGATGGACACCGCGTGCGCCACCGCGGCCTTGAACAAAGGCTTGTCGCGTGACAACTTCTTGTAGATCACGTACGCCTTGACCGACGTGAACGGTTCCGGCGCCGCCTCGGCCACGTAGTGATAGATCCGCCGGGCCACCCGCTCGACGTCGGCGCCGATGCCCGCCTTGGCCGTCTCGATCTCCACCGCCTCGGTGATCCGGGCCGCGCGCTTCTCCTCGGCGCTCCGCTCGGCCTGCTGGTCGCGGTAGCGGATCAGCCGGTTGCGGATCGCGCAGGAGACCGACCAGATCATGCCGGCCAGGATCCAGTCGTCCCGATCGACCAGCATCCGGCCGTCGATGTAGCACAGCAGCGCCGACAGCTTGGCCCGCATCAGCGGCTCGTGCGAGTCCATCGGGTCGAACTCGATGGTGCCGACGTGCTTGCCGTGGATCTGGTGGCGGAACCACCGGCGCAGTTCGGCCGGGAACTGGACGACCCCGGTCCGGCGGTGCTCGGATGGCAGCACGAGCGGCTCGGGGAACTCGAAGGCCTCGTCGGGGTGGGGCATCTCGGTGTCCTGGGCGCCCAGCCACAGGAACCGCTGCGGGGTGCCCGGGCCGACCTCGGACAGCATGGTCACGGCGGTCTCCGGCTGGTAGCCGATGATCATGCCGACCGTGTAGCTGCCGTCCGGGACGTACCGCCAGCGCTCCTCCGACGCGTTGGACTGCGACAGCGCGGCGCCCGACCAGGCCGTCCGCAAGTGCCCGCCCAGCGTGGCACCGGACCGCTCGTGCATCAGCTTGGTCAGCACCTCTCCCTCGTCGACGTAGAACCAGGCCCGGCCGCGGACCGCCTTGCGCACCTTGACCATGACCGGCTCGGGCACCGCGTTGCGGCCGCGGCCCTTCATCTCGTACTTGACCGAGCCGTCGGGGTTGGTCGCCTCCACCTCGACGGTGCCCATGAACGTCTCGGCCAGGCCCTCGCCGGTGCTCAGCGACAACCCGTCGCGGAACACGTCCATGTCGATCGCGCCGTCCGGCCCGCACAACCACGAGGGCATCCGCATCAGCCGCTTGGCCGCCTTGACCGCGTCCGACTTGCCGATGCCGCTCTTGCTCAGCAGCACCGCGAACAGGCTCATCGTGCCGAGGCTCTTGCCGGTGTCGAAGCTGACCTCGGGCCCGAGCGCGCCGGCCACTCTGGTCAGCACGCAGGCGAGCACGGCGTCCGGGTGAGTCTGGCTCTGCCACGCGGCCTGGCGGATCAGCTTGAACACCTCGCGCGAGCCCCAGAACTCCTCGGGCAGCCGGTAGCGCGCGGCGATGGCCTCCTGCGCGGTCATGTCGGCCGGAGTGGAGCCGACCACGTGCGGGCCGACCTCGTCCCCGTACACGTCGTCGCGCTCGAGGACGTAGCCGTCCTCGTCGACCCGCTCTCCCGCCCAGAGATCCTCGGCAGCCGAGATCTCCTCCGGCGGCGTCATCCCGCCACCCGCTCCGGCGTGAACGGCGGCATCCGGGTCCGCCCGATCACCAGCACATCACCGGTGGTGAGATGGCACGTTGCACCCAGGCCCAGCCTGTCCCGGATCTGTCCGTTACGCATGACCGTCGTGCCGTTTGTCGAGCCGAGATCCTGAACCACCCAGACGCAGAATCTGCCCTCGGTTAACCGGCAGTGCACCGGCGAGGCGTACGGGTCGTCGACCACGATGTCGCAGGCCGGGTCGGTCCCGATCGTCACGGTCCTCATGGCGTACCTCGGCGCTCTGCCACGCGGCGCGCGTGTCCGGAATCGATCACAGCTGCTCCGCCCAGGTCCACAGCCCGTCGACCTTGCGCACCCGCATCGGCCGGGGGTCACGGGCCGGCTCGGGCCGGTCGGCCTCCCACACCTCGACCGGCCCGCCCGCGTAGCGCTGCGTCCGGTCGGCGGCCACCGCCTCGCGCGCCGCCCGCTGGTCGCCGCCCACCTTGACCCCCGCGACCAACAGGTACGGCGGGGGCGGGTAGCCCTCCTCCTGCTCGGCGCACCGCAGCCGGTAGCCCTGTTCGAGCCCGGCCGCCCAGGACATCGGGTCGGCGGCCATCTCTGCCTCGGCCGCCTCGTATCCCCAGCGCATCGCGGCGCCCATGAGGAACGCCAGTTGCCCGCGGTCGTAGAGCCGGTCGGGGTCGCCGAGGGCGTCGATCAGCCGTTGAGTAGCCGATCCGTTATCATTGGTCACGACAACTCCTTCTGTTGCTCGTCCCGGTGATCAGAGAGCCCGCGTTCGTACCGCGGGCTTTCGCCGTCTCAGCGCCTCGCGGCGGGGACGGCGTAGAGGGTGTAGTCCTGGTGTTCCTCCCGCTCCCCGGCCGGGAAGACGAGCACATCGAGACCGTTCGCCCGCATCTCCGCGACAACCTTCTGCCATCGCCGGCGCTGCGCGGCCTCGGCGGCCTTCCCGCTGGCGTACAGCGCTCGATCCTTTGCTGTCCTGACCATGAATATCCCCTGCTCACGGACGGATTGACAGGTTCCATCGTACCATCGTCTCCCCCTCGATACGGGCCGACCCCGCACGAGACGGGGTCGGGTCAGCGTAAGCACGTGCGCAATGCCGGTTCTACCACCGACCGGTCAGGGTCTCGGCCGTCGCTCCGCCCCGTGCGCGTGGTGCGCCGCCCGCCACTGCGCGTCGGCCAGCCGGCGCAGCGTCCGCTCGTCCCGGCGCCGCTCGCGCTCGGCCCGCAGTCGCCGCACGGTCGCCTCGGTGCACCCGATCCGCGCGCCGATCTCGCTCTTGAACATCGGCCGCATCTGCGCGGTGTGCTCGTCGCGGACCATCCGGCCGTCCAGCTTGATGATCGCGACCATCCGCTCGGCCCGGGTGGGGTTGTCGGGGAAGCCGTGCAGCATCATCATCACGGTGATCGAGCTGACCCCCGCCTTGCCGTAGCGCCACTCCCGCCGCGGGTCGGCCGACAGCCGCCCGCCGGTCGCGCGCTCGATGCGCCGGACCTCCCGGTCGTACTCCAGCGCGTACGCCCGAGCCCGCTCGTCCTTGGCCAGCGTGGAACGGCGCTGGATGTCCAGCGCAACCGCCCTGAGCGCCCCCGGGCAGCGGCAGGCGTGCACCGCGGCCGCCCACCGGGTGTTGTGGATCGGCGCCAGGCACTGACCGGCCGGCCAGCCTTTCGCCGCCTCCTTCAGCGCCTGCCGTTCGTTCATCCACTGCTCGTGCGCCCGGACCGCGCCCGGGTGCCGGCATCCCTTGGTCCACGCGCCCTGCGTGTCTCCGCACCGCGCCCGCGGGTTGCACCCGTACGCCACGCGGCCCTCGTCGGTGATCGTCATGCTCCCTCTCCCCTCGGTGCACGCGGGGCGACCGGAGCCGCCCCGCGCCGTTTGCTACTTGGCGACCCCGTTCGGGTCGATCTCCCACGGGCCGGTGGTGACCAGCCGCCGCATCGCCACGGCCTGCCGGTCCGGGTCCTTGCTGGTGCCGGTCTCGAACTCCACGAACCTGCCCAGCGCGTTCAGCACCGCCCGGCCCACCTCGGTCGGCTCGTGCGTGCTGCCGTCGATCAAGCCCTCCCGTTCCAGCACATCCCCGATCTGCCGCTCCGCCTCGGTCCGCGCGAGCACATCCTCTGTCGCCTTACGCATTCTCGATCTCCTTCTCTCCGGCGAGCGTGCGCCCGCCGTGCTGCCAGACCCGCGTCCGGTTGTACGCGATCTTCCGCACGTACTCCGCCTCGAGGTCGATGCCGTACTTGCGGGCGATCGTGTCCAGCGCGCGCAGCACCAGCGCGAGCCTGGCCGGGCTGAGCACGGCGTCCGAGATCTCGCGGTGCAGCCACATCATGTGATCGCCGAACGTGACCACCGACAGGCGGCTGTCCGGCGCGTGCGCGCGGAGGTCGGTCAGGTGGTCGTAACCGCTCAGCCTGATCCCGAACACGTCGGCCATGTCGACCAGCCGGATCAGCACGTCGGCGAACTCCGACCCCACGCCCTCAGGCTTGGCCGGGACGTCCTTCCCGGTCTCCGGGTCGATCAGGTCGTACGGCTCGGTCGCGTCAGTCAGCCGGTAGTCCCGGTACGCCTCCAGCGCCTCGCTCACCTCGGAGTGCATCAGCGCGATGTAGTCGCCCCACGTGTTCTCGCCCGGCCCACCCTCGGCCGGCCGCCAGCCGTGCGCGATGTTGACCTCGCGCACCTCGGCCGTGATCTGTCCCAGCGTCAGCGTCATGGCTCAGCCCCGCAGCTTCAGCGGCATGAGCAGGTGCTGCCACTGCGAGCCCTCGTCGTCGGCCGAGGTCAGCACGACGTGCCAGGGCCGGCCCGGCCGCTTCTCCTGGTCGTTGAACCGGATCCGCACGATCTCGCCCGGCGCCGAGCCGAGCGCGTCGGCCAGGTACTTCGGGTTGAACGCCAGCGTGTGATCGGGTCCTTGGTACTGGGCGTCGACCTCCTCCGAGCCCTTCTGCTGGATCTGGTCGGCCTTGGCGTGCACAGTGATCAGGTCGGTGCTCATCACCGCGGCGATCGGCCCGTCCTTCTCCCGCATGAGCACGGCCCGCTTCATCGGCTGCATGAGGTCGGACACCTTGACCAGCACCTCGTGCGGGAGCTCGTCGATGAGCAGCGTCGCGATGACCTCGCGCATCTGCCACGGCTCGGCGATCTGCCGGACGACCACCGATCGGGTGGCCGAGCTCAGCGCGAGCACGTTGGGACCGAGCCCGACCGCGATGTCGTCCGGCCCGATGAACGCGGCCGCCACGTCGGCCATCCACTGTCCGGTGACGAGCGCGTTCTGGATCTCGGACTCCTCGGTCCGGACGAACGGCGCCGCGTCGCGGGTGGCCCGCAGCGAGTCGCTGGCCATCGCGACGACCGTCCGCCCGCCGAAGGTCAGGTGGATGCACTGCAACGCGATCGGCTTGCCCGCGTCGTGCTCGGTCGCCGCCGCCGCTCGGGCGATCAGGTCGTGGAACGCCTGCCCACTGACGGTGCCGATCTGCTGCGGCGGCACCAGCATCCCGTCCTGCACGCCGGACCAGTCGCCGACGTCGCCCATCACCGGTACCGTGCCGGTCCACCGGCCGGCCACGATGACCAAGCCGGTCTCGTCGTCCCCGCTCAGCGTGACCGGCTTGTCGGCGAACGTGGCGACCAACTGGTCCAGCAGCCGCGCCGACACGATCGTCGACCCCTTGCCCTCGCCGTCGACCGGCACGACGGCCCGGGCGGTGATGCCCTCGCCGAAGCTGTCGATGGCCAGGTTGCCCGACCCGTCGGCCGTGAGCAGCAGCCCGCCCTGGATCGGCACGGCCGGTTTGCCCGCGGCGAACTTCGCCGCCCACTTGACCGCCGCCGCGAACACCTGCGGCTTGGCGGTGACCTCTCCCTCGATCATCGGTTCTCCTCTCGGTTCTCCTCCGGGGGCGGCGGTGCGAGGTATCGCACCCGCTTCCCGGCTACGTATTCGGTCCCCTTGTACGTCCATCCGGCGGCAATCAACATCTGAACGGTCTCGGTCATGTCCACACCCGTGCCGCCAACCAAGGCGGCGTCCACCTGTCGGCACTGAGCCAGGTGGTCGGCAAGGTCGTCGGGTCCCATCTGTTCGGCCACGTCAACCCTCCCGGTACTGCTCGATCTCGTGTGCCAGGAACGCCGCCCAGTCCGGGTAGACCTCGGTCGCCGGGTGACAGTGGAAGACGTGCTCGCGCGGGCCGACCACGATCAGCCGGATCGGCTCCGTGCGCTGGGACAGATCCCACGGGTGGTTGTCGTAATAGCTGATCGCCATGCCGTGCTCAATGTGCCGCCCGCCGCGCAGGCCTTCACCGGTGAACGACACAATCGCGTCGGCACCGGACAGGTCCTCGATGTCGCGCTGCCCGTACTCCCACGCCTTGCTGACCGCCTCGGGCGTCTCGAGCCCGCCCGCCGAAAATCCGGCGTCCAGCCCCTCCTGCGGGTCGGTCAGCCATCGCGACACGACCTTGGCGCCGTTCGCCTCCATCTGGATCGCGAACGCGTAACGCCCCAGCTCGGCCCGCCGCGCGTACGCGCCCGCGAAGTAGTAGCGCATCACGCCTCCGCCGCGTCGAACAGCGTCTCGGCGACCTGCTCGGTCCTGTCGACGGTGGCCAGGTTGCGGACGGCCTGCTTGTAGTAGCTGGTCTTGAGCTCGGCACCGACGCCACGCCGTCCGCACCGCACCGCCTCGTAGACCTCGCTGCCGACGCCCATGAACGGCGTGAACACCGTCTCGCCCGGGTTGCTCCACAACTGCACGCCACGGTGGATCACGTCGAGCTGGAGCGGGTGCACGTGCTTCTCGTCGTCGTCGTCCCGGCTGGCCCGGAACGGCAGCACCGCGCCCTCGTCCAGCGCCCGGTCACCGCCGTTGCCGCGGATGTCGTCCCAGAACGCCGAGGCGTACTGCCTCCACACCCAGTGCGAGTAGCGGTTCTCGGTCTGCTTGCCGGTCCACCCGCGGTAGCTGAGCACCTCGGCCGGCGGGGTGCGCCATCCGGCGTACTCCATCAGCCCGACCGGGTTGGCGATCGGCACCGGGTTGTCGCCGCGCTTGCGGAAGGCGAGCAGGTAGTCGGCCGACGCGACCGAGCACTGGGACGCGTCCTCCACGATCGTCCTGTGCGCGAGGCCCTTGGTCATGGTCCGGTTGCGAACCGCGAGCGGCTCCTTCCACACGTGGTAGCGCCCGGTGTAGACGAAGCCGAGCCGTTCGTGCATCCGGATGATGTCGCCGGGGAAGTCCATCAGCGAGTCGTTGCGCCCGCTGTTCGACCGCGGCACGTCCATGCAGTGCACCAGCGTGCGCCGGCCCGGCATGGTGATCCGCGCCAGCTCCCGGGTCACGTGCTCGTAGTGCGCGAAGAACGAGTCGTAGTCGACGTTGTTGCTCAGGTCCCGCTCGCTGGACGAGTAGTGATAGAGCCCGGCGAACGGCGGGGAGTAGATCGACAGGTGCAGCGAGTCGGCCGGGTAGGACGCCATCACCTCCATGCAGTCGCCGTTGTAGACGGCCCATCGGTCGGTGATCTGCTGGTCAAGGACGTTGCCCACGGTCTCGGTTCCTCTCGGCTTGCTCAGATCCACGGCGGGATCTCGACGGGGTGCGGGTAGGTGGAGATCGGCTTGACGGCCAGCGCGTTACGCATGTGCCTGGTCAGCGCGCCGAACATCTGGTCGGCCGCCGTCGCCTTGCGGTGCAGGTTGTCGAAGATCCGGCCACCGCCGGGCGTGGTCACGATGTCCACGGTCACCGGCTCGGTCTGACCGAAGCGCCATGAGCGCCGGACGGCCTGATACCACTGCTCGTAGGAGTGGCTGGGGAAGTAGGTCATGCGGTGGCAGTGCTGCCAGTTCAGGCCCCACGCGCCGAGCTTCGGCTTGGTGACCAGCACCCGGATCTGCCCGTCGGAGAACGCGTGCAGCTTCTCCTCCTTCTCCTGCGGCGAGTCGGACCCGGACACCTGGACGGCGCCGTCGATCAGCTTGACCAGCAGGTCGGCCTCGTCATTGAGGTGGCACCATGCCACACCAGGCTTGGCGTCGACCAGCAGTTCGGCCGCCTTCTCGCACCGCTCGGGGATGGTCCGCCGCGCCTCCTCGCGCTCCTCGTGCAGCCCCTGCGCCGGGATGTCGAACAGCCGGCCGTCGGCAGGAGTGGACGCGTCGATCAGGTGCTTGATCTCGCGCAGCTCCGGTAGCACGTATCCGTCGTCGGAGTAGCCGAGGTCGGACGGCTTGCGGACGGCCCGGGCCCAGGACACGACCCAGCGCCAGAACGCATCCTCGGCGTGACCCTTGAATCGCCACCCGTGCTGATCCATGAACCCGTCCCGCCGCTCGCCACGGTTCATGTACCGGCCCTTGAATGCCGTGGTGGTCCGCTGGGCGTTGATGAAGAAGCGGCCGAGCATGTCCATGTGCCCGAGGTAGCCGAGCGCTTCGCTGGAGGTGCCGAGTTCGACGTAGTCGTTCGGCGCCGCCGTGGCGGTGGCCAGCAGGCGGTAGGGCACGGTCCGCAGGAACTCGGTCACGATCGCCTTGCGCTTGCCGTCGAATGCCTTGATCGCGGACGACTCGTCGCAGACCACCGCGCCGAACTTGTCCGGGTCGAACTTCTCGAGCTGCTCGTAGTTGGTGATCGTGATCGGCGCAGGCAGCGTCCCGTCGCGGGAGATGCCGGCCTCGATCCCGAACTTGGCGGCCTCGGTCTCGGTCTGGAACGCGACCGCCAGCGGGGTCAGCACGAGCACGGGCTTGCCGGTGGCGCGCCGTGCGTTCTCGGCCCACACGAGCTGCATCGGAGTGTTGTGCGTGACGATGTGGTCGCGTGTGACATAGAGCTGTGACGGATGCTCGACCCGAATGCAGACGCACTCGCTGCGTCCCTCCGGCTCGATACTCGCGATCTTCCGCTGAGGGGCGTAGTACCGGTCACGGCATCGAGCGACCTTGCGATCAAGCAGGAACGGCATGGTGCCGTTCGGTAGGGCGATCGTCAGGACGTGGTGCCGCTGCCCGGTCCGCCGCTCGCCCAGATGGTGGTACGTGGGGATCTTCGAGCTGGCCCGGACGACTCCGCCCAGGCTTCGCACGATCTCGGTCACGCCATCGGCTAGGCGCAGCGACGAGGACCCGAACTGGATCATCCCGCTTGCGGCGACATATCCGTCGGTATCCATGAGTCCGCGAAGCAGGGCGAGTCGCTGATGGCGGTCGCCATACAGATACTCCTGTGGGATGAACTTTCCGCTCGAATGGACTCCGTGCAGTCCCCATTTCTTGATTGCCTGCAGGAACGGATTGGACCGTCCGCCACTTCCAGCCCCGCCCACGATCGCAAGGCGGTACTGCTGGGATCGGTCAGCACGGGGGTCCATCGACAGGCGCATCGACTCAGGGAGTCGAGTCTTGACCTCGGCGGCGATCTGGGCGTCCACCGCAGTGAACTCCGGGCCGCCCGGCGGCCGGAACGATCCATCTCCGAGAAGCACACCCATGACGTACGGGTCGATGGGAAGGTCTGCGGTGGGATGGCGGACACCCTCGACGACGGGCACCCTCCATCTGGGCCCGTTCCGGGGCGGCAATTCCAGTCCGGCCGCGATCAACTGCTGAGCGGTAAGCGTCCGCCAGGGTCGGCCACGGGAAATGTCCAGATCGGTTGCCACCGTCCACAAATGGTCACGGTCGCACACGGTCGAAGACCCGTCGTTCATCCGGACTCGAACGGTGTCCCGCTGACCCTGCGGGAACATCCCGATGATCCGGGTCGCCTCGCCATCGGCAGTGATGACTTGATCTCCGACAGCGAGCGATCCGATCGCCCGCCATCCCGAGGGGGTCAGCACGGGCTCATCAACCGGCTGAGCCTTGCCGAGCCCGCAGTCCGCGAACAGGGCCCCGCGCCCGATCTGGCAGGCCCACTCGGTGAGGGAGTCCTGGAAGCCGAACAGGAAGTCGGGCCGCCACGAGTAGGCGAACCCGTCGTCGCTGCCGTACTGGCTCTTGCCGGCCAGGAAGTCGGCGTACGACGCCATCACCGGCCGACCGGCTCGGTCCGGGCCAGCGGCTTGCGGTAGATGGCCACCGGCTTCTCGCCCTTGACCAGTCCGAACCGCGCCGCGCTCGCCTCGGGCGTCTCGTCGGCGAACTGCCGCACGGCCGTGTTGAGCACGCTGGTCATGTCGATGTCGTAGCCCGCGCGCCGCATCGCCTCCGCCTTGGCGAGTCCCGCCCCCCACGCGGCATCGTCGGTGCACCGAAAATTCTTCTTCATCGTCTCCCCTTCATAAGATTGGACTGTACTCCCATTATCGGGAGTACAGTCCAATAAAGCAAGCCACCTGCTAGATCACTCGGGCTCTTCCATCACGGTCAACTCGGCCAGCAGCGCCGCGACTCTCTCCTCGAGCCCGGCGATCTGCCCGTGTGCGTCCACGAGATCGGCGTCCAGTCGCATCGCGCTCGCCGCGGCGTCGGCTGTCATCTGCCGCTGAACCTCCATCCGCCGCTCGAGATTCTCGATCCGGTCCTGGTGGCCGGCCATCATCGTGACCGCGGTGAGCACCAGCCTGACCGGCCACCCGGGGTCGACATTGATCCCGGCGCGCAGCGACATGTTGGCCGGCTCCCCCATGCACGTCAGCCCGCCGCAGCCCTCGCCGACATGTTCCCGCCTCTGCTCGATCATTGCCTCGAGGCATTGCCGGTTCTGCTCGTACTCCTCGCGGGTCATCCCTGCGCCTCCTGCTGCTTCATCTTGGCCTTGCCTGCCCGCTGCACGAGGTCGATCAGCCGGGTCGGCTCCCCCCCGAAGACCTCGACGACGGACGCCCCCGTCGTCCGGTCGGCGGTCAGTTCGGCCTTGATCTGCTGGAGCCGCTGCAGCGTCACTCGCTCGTCCAGGATCATCGCCGCGTACTCGTCCGGCGTCGGCGCCTTCGGCCCGGCGATCTCGTGCTGGTCGCCGTACTCGGTGTCGCGGGCCGGCTCGTTGGTCTGGATCGCGAGCCCGTTCAGGTACAGCGTCCGCAGTGCCACCGACTGTGCCTTGCTGCCGGACTTGTCGCCGGTGTCGAATCCCTCGCCGAGTACCGACGCGGTCATGGTGTCACCCTTGGGCCCGTAGATCGTGAAGTGCACGACCGCCCGGCAGTAGTTCATGGCCGCGCCGCTCTTGGTGTTGATCGTCGTGAACGACGGCTCGATCCCGGTCGGCATGACGAACACGCCGTGCTTGCGCTCGGCCGGCCCGACGAGGTTCATCACGTCGTCGATCCCCCGGTACATGTACTTGTCCCCGCGCCGTTCCTTACCGAGCCACTGCACATCCTGCATCACCCGCAGCCACGCGATGTGCACCGGCACGTCCAGGTCGGCCGCGACGCCGCTGTAGGTCACGTCCGGCTCCGGCTCGGCCGGGGACTTTCCGGCCAGACCGGCCCGCACCCTGGCGATCCCCTCGTCGGTCACTGTCGGCGCCGACTTGGCCGCCTCGGCCTTGCTCCTCAGGTCACTCATCCTCGTCCCCTCTCGTCTCTCACTGCACCGTACTGACGGTCTCGACCGCCTCGTCCTCGCCGATCGCCTGGACCGGCCAGTCCGTCGACACCTTGTCCGGGTCGGCCGTGCCCTTCTGCCGGAAGTACTCCCGCAGCCTCTCGGCCTGCTCCGCCTTCCACTTCACCTGAGCGCAGTGCAGGTCGGCCAGCGACCGCGCGCCGAGGGCATAGAAGGCGGCAACGACCTCCTGCGGCTTCTTGCGGTCGCGGTAGCGCTCGAAGAGCGTGGCCGATGGCTCCTCGCACCGCCTGGCCATCGTGATGGCGATCCGCAGGCTGGCGATCACGTCGGCCGTGGCCCCGTGCGCCGCACCCTCGGCCATCGGCACGTTGTAGAACGTCGCCGCGTCCACCAGCCGCCGCGACCCCTTGCGGTAGGGGTCGACGGCCTTGTCCAGCACCAGCGTGTCGATCACCGGGAAGGTGGCCACGAGCCGCTCGCCCAGGACCATCCGCACCTGCTGGATCTGCGCGAACACCTCGCGCTCGATCTCCAGCCGGCCCAGCCCGAGCCGCCGCAGCTCCCGATCGAGCAGCGTCAGGTCGTACACGACGTTGTGCCCGACCACCGGCACCTCCGGCCCGGCGAGCTCGGCGATCGTGGTGGCGATCGAGGCGATCCCCACCTCGCGCAGCACGCCCTCGTCCCGCGCCCGCTCGGTCGTGATCCCGTGGATGTCGATCGCCTCCTGCGGGATGTCCCGCTCAGGCTGGAGCATGGTCTCCATCTCCTGATAGGCCGGCACAGCCCCGGGCCCAGGAAGGTGCACCAGCGCGCCCGTGATGACCCGCGCCTCGGTCGGCACCGGCCCATCGCTCTCAAAGTCCAATCCCAGTGCCCGCCCGTTCCACCACATCAGCGCCGCCTCCCGCTCGGCTGGGCCAGCATCACGATCAGCCCGCTGACCGACGCCCCGGCCGCGATGACGATGCTGGCCACCATGTGCCCGTGCGCCGCCGCCCGCCCGGCGCCGACGAACGCCACGAGGCAGAGCACGAGCAGCCCTACCGCCACCTCGGGCCGAACCCGCCTCCGCATCATTCGTCTCCCTTTCCGACCTTGTACGCCTTGTCGATGTAGATCGTGTGCGACGTCGTCTCGCTGACCACCTCGGGATCGGCGTACGCGTCCGGGTACTTCTCCTTGAGCTTGTCGAGGTCGACGTTCGTATTGCGGGTCGGCCCGAGGCGGTACGCGAGCTGACCGGCGAACGTCACGAACTCCCGGCCATCGGCGAGCTGCCGCAGCCGCGCGGCGGCCGCCTTGCGCGCGGTCTCGGCGTCGGCCTTGCGCCGTGCGAGCCGGGCGTACTCCATGACCTCGCCGATGCCCTCGATGTCCAGCGTGCCGACCCGTTCCGGGTGCGTCGCCTCGTCGAGCGCGATCATCTTGTCGGGCTTCTCCGAGACGTTCCACTCCGGCTCGCGACCGGTCAGCAGGTGCTCGGTCCGGAACCGCTCCACCTCGGCGTCGATGTAGGCCATCAGCTTCTGCTCGCGGTCGGCGTAGATGATTCCCTGGGCAAGGTGGGTGCTACTGACCAGCGCGGCGTAGTGCGCGTGGCCGTAGCCAGTCACCATGAGCTGATCGATGATCTGAGCGAGCACGCGGTCCGGGATATCCCGCTTCCACTTCGCCGCCGACGAGTACCCGACCAACTTGATTTCCAGCAGGCACTCTTTCTTCGTGTCTCGGTAGACCGGGCATTCACGGACGCGACGGTCGATAGTCGCCTGCCTCCACGGCCGATCGACGTTGCTGACCAGCCCGATCTCGTCGATGACCGCCCGGTTCCGCCGAGCCCAGGCGAGGGCGATCGCGCCCTCCATCTCGGACCCGAGCCACATGGCCTCATTGACCGGCGTGTCGATGTTGGAGACCTTCCGGCGGTAGATGTGCGCCGGAGTGTCCACGCCCTCCAGGTCGAGGATCGACGGCACCTCGGACGACCCGATGCAGTAACCGCCTGGCACCTCGTCGCGCCACCGCCGTTTCTCCAGCCACTCGTCTCCGCCGAGCCGTTCCGGCGGAAGCACCAGCCGGCCAGTCGGCGTGACCAGGTCTCCGATCTTCATCGCCCCTCCGGAAAGTTCAGCCGTGCATACTCGCCGAAGACGCGCGCGGCCTCGATGTCATAGGCCAGCGCCGCAGCTTCTTGACGGCACCTGAGCAGGCTCACCATGCCGGTTCCACCGCCGGAAACGAGATGTTGTCGGGGTCGTGGAACAGCCGCTTGAACGTCGACTCGTCCCCCTCGCACTTCTCCCACACTGTCGCCGCGTCCCACCCGCTCCGGTACGCCGACGAGAACCGGGCCGGCAGGAAGCCGAGCGCCACGAGCACATCGACCGCCTCGGTGACCGTGCGGACCGGCAGTCGCTGTAGCTCCCGGCCGCCGTAGTAGTCCACGGTCGCGAGCAGTCGCGCGGCGCCGCCGATGTCGCTCTCCGGCTCGTAGCTCACCGTGCGCCGATTGCCGTTCACGTACCGGTACCACTCAGTGAAGACGCCGAAGCCCACGCCCGGCCGCCACTGGAAGTAGGTCACGTCGTGGTTGCGCCGCCACCGCGCGATCTCGCGCAGCAGGTGCACGTCCTGCTCGTTGGCCAGCACGCTGACCCGGACATCCTCGTCTTCCATCCTCAGCTCCCCTGGATCGTGTGCGGGCGCCGCGTCCACCCGTTGCCCTCGTACGCCGACGCCGCGGCCTCGCAGGTCGCGCGGAACGTCTCGGCCGTGCGCAGGTGCCTGCGCCCTACCGGGATCGTACGAACGACCCCGGGGAACTCGGTGCCACAACCCAGCCGGATGCGCGGGTGGGTGATGACGATGCTCGCGATGGTCACGTAGCCGTGCACCCACATCCCCTCGGTGTAGCCCCCGGTCGTCCCGTCGATCCGCCTGGTCAGCAGCGCGGTGTACGCGGGCACGATCATCGGCCCGACCTCGTCCGCCAGCTGCTCGCCCAGGTCGGGCGAATCCTCGTACTGCATCCCCAGAAACTCCTCGTCGGTCATCTGCGCCATCTCCCCTCGGTCCGTACGTACAGTATCCCATCACGCAAGCCCTTGCACAACGGGGACACCGCATGGCACAGTGGGGGAGTAGAAGAGCGCCGACGAAAGGGAGGACGCATGCCGGACACCAAACGGGTGCGGCCGGCCATCACGCGAGAGATGCGACTGGTGAGCCGGCTCATCGAAACGAGTCCGGAGGTGTCCGACACGTCGCTGGCCCAGTTCATCGCCCGCCGCCGTAACCCGGATGCTGGCCCGCACTCGTGGAACGAGATCAGCCACGCGCTGACCCCGGTCATCAACGAGATCGTGACCGAGGGCACGCTGCGCAAGTGGGCCGCCGCGTACGGGATCCCGGACCGCGGTCCCCGGATCAAACTCACTCCGAGGGAGTTCGCCAACGGCCTCAAGGCTGCGGGCATCACCCTTGACTAGACGCATCCGCGAGGATGAGTGAGGGTCGCGAGCCTGACCTCAACCGCCAAGGAGGTCGCGTAGGCGAGCCCGGATGCCGTTGTCCCGGGCATGGCCCGACACGGGACGCACAACTGAATAGGTGGTCGCAGCACCCACGGGTTCCACGCAGCGGCCACAGCGCGCGTAGCTCAACGGCAGAAGCGCCCATGGCCTGACACGTCAGGGGAGGTACCGGTTCAATTCCGGTCGCGCGCACGAGTCCACTGTCGGTTTCCCTGTGACCTTCAGGACTCCCAAAAAGGAAGAGGAACAGGGCGGAACACCTGACGTCAGGTGTGACGGATCGGAGAGACGATCACGAGGGGTCCGGCGTTTAGGCGACCGGAGCACGTGGTCGTCGGATTGGCCGTGACCACCGGGCCCCTCCGATCCACCCAGCGAAACAAGAGCACGCCGAGGCCGGCAGGCCGACGCGGTGAGGGGCAGGTCCTCAGGGTGGAGCAGCCGAAAGTGCTTCGTGGATTGCACGCAGGCTCAACCGACGAGACTCACCAGCCGAAGGGCTGAAGGTTTAGATCGAGTCGGACGCGCAGGAATCCGCCGAGGACGGCATGAGATGCCGTGACGGTCACCAGAGGTGATGTGGGGGGTGCCCGGGCCGGCCGATGCGCGGCCTGGGTACCCGCTCACCGAACAGCCCGGACCGGATCATCGGCCCGGGTTTTTTGCGAGGGGGGCGTCGTGGCGAACGACTTCGTGATCAGCGGGACAGGGCAGGTGATCCGCCCGGGCGATCGGGTCGTGGTGCGTCACACGACATGGTCCGAGTACTGCGGACCGGGAGTCATGGTCGAGGTCTTCAGCGAAGAGGTGGCGATAGTGCGCTTTGATCACCGCCTGGGCGAAAACCTGCCCACCGTGGTCACCCGGCTGATGCGCGAGGACGACGAGGAACGTGTCCGCGACCGGCCGCTCTGGTGTTGGTGCTAAGCATGGGAGTACAGTAAGCCGTAACGAGAGGGGACCAGATGGGCACCGTGAAGACCTGCGTTGCAAAGATCGGCGAGCCGAACCTGACCAAGGGCATGGAGACCTGCGGCCGCCCGGCGTTCTATGCGAACGCGGGCGACATCATCGACGGCCGGCTCGCGATGTACACCGGCTGGCGCCACGTCTACGACAACGCTGCCGACCACCATGCGGTCCCGGAAGGCTGGGCGTGATGGTGCGCTTCGAGATCCGCCCGCTGGCCGGATGGAACAAGCCGAAGACCGACTTTCCGCGCCGCGCCCTGTTCAAGACCGGATGGAATTCCACGCTCGACCTGCTCAAGCGCGAGGTGGAACTGCTCGATGGCGCCGTGATCGCCACCCAGATCGACATCACCGAGACTGACCTGCGCCGCGACGGCATGATCCGGGCGAACGCCCGCGTCGGCTTCCAGGGCGTACAGGTCAGCTTCGACTCGCGTCACGGTCCGCTGACCTACGCCACCGACGCCTTCGACTACTGGCGCGACAACGTGCGCGCCATCGCCCTCGGACTCAGCGCGCTGCGCGCCGTCGATCGCTACGGCATCACCCGCACCGGTGAGCAGTACCGCGGTTGGCAGGCCATCGCGGCCAGGCCGATGGAGGACACGCTCACGCCGGAGTCCGCCCGCCTGGTCTTTGCCGATGCGCTCGGCATCGAGCTGATCGCCAGCGACTTGACCAGCAAGGAGGGCATCACCCGCGCGTACCGGTTCGCCGCCAAGAAGTACCACCCGGACATGCCCGGCGGGTCCGAGTCGGTCATGCGCCTGATCACCAAGGCGCGCGACGTGCTGCTGGGGCAGGCGCGATGACCTGCTCCGTCTGTCACCTGCCCTGGCCGACCGTCTACCTCGGCGCGTGCACCCGCTGCAACGCGCTGCGCCTGGCTGCGGTCCGCGCGTTCGTCACCGCATCCGACGCGGTCCGGCTGGCCCGGGCGCTGGGCGCCGAATCCCGGGCCGGCCACAGGCGTCCGCCGCGCGGTCACGACGTGCTGGAGCGGGCCGTCCTGCGCGTCGACTACGCCGATCAGGAGTGCGTGCGGCTCGGCATGTGGCCGTCCGCGCGATCCACCAGACGACCCCCGTGGTTCTACGGGGACGAGAGGAGCAACACCAGATGATCACCATCCCGACCACGGAGCTGATCGGCGGCATTCAGGACATGCTGCCCATCGTGCTCAACGAAAAGTCCGACCTCGCCGGTCTCGCGATCGAGTGGGACGGCGAGTCCCTGCACTTCACCGCCTACGACGTGTTCGCCGCCGCGACCGTCAAGTGGACGCCCGGCGAGGGCGCCGAGGGCGATGGGCAGATCGAGACTGAGGGCAGCGACGACGGTTACGAGCCCGAATGGGGCGGCGACGACAGCCCCTGGCGTACGTGGATCTACCTCGACGCGGCCAAGGAGATCGTGAAGCTGTTCAAGCTGCCGGCCAAGCTCTGGCGCATTCCGGTCACCCTGAAGTGCACGCCCGTCGGCGACCTGCTGATCGAGCGCGTCGACAGTCCGCGCGGCAACCGCGAGCTCCGCGTCCCGGGCGACCCGGACAAGGCCCGCCGCGACATCCCCGCCGTCTCGGCGATCCGGCACCCGCTAGGCCTCGGCATCGACGGCACTCTCGCGACTGCCAGTTTCTTCCACGCCCGTCTCGGCGCGTTCGGCGCCGCCCGGGCGCATGGCACGCTGTGCATGATTTACGGCGGCGCCAGTGAACCGGTCGCGGTCGCGATGGGCAAGCGCTACGCCGGCTTCATCTACCCGACGGACACGAAGAACGTCCGCCCCTTCAACTTCCTGCGTGATGCCGGCGGGGTGGTGGCCAGCCATGGCTGACGAGGCGCCGAAGTCCTCCGCGCACGTCCGGCACATGCTGATCCGGCACGGCCTGCCCGGCGACCTGGCCGACCAGCTGGAGATCGTCACGAAGGTGGTCGGCCGTCCGCACGCGATCCGCGCCGAGACCCGCGTGCAGCGTCCGAAGGTCACCCCCTTCTCGGCTCAGGAAGGGTGTGACAACGACGTGCAGGGGATTCTCCGCAAGCTCCCCGGCGCCGACCCGGGGATCGTCATGAGCATGGGCCGGACGTTCACCGTGACGTGGACCGGCATCTGCCGCCCGGTCTGAACACACGAACGGGGCGGTCGTGGGACCGCCCCGTTCGCCGAGAGGAGATCCGGGTTCACCGTGATCTCTAGAGGAGCTTCGATCGTACCCATGACCACTGACTCTCTGCTCACCGACGTTCTGGACCGCCTCACCCGCATCGACTGGCCCGCGGTCCTGCTGGTCGCTGTCCCGGCCGCGCTGGCGCTGGTCGTGGTGTTCGCCCTGACCTCCAAGAAGCCGGACCGCCGGGTCGCGCTGATCGCCACCACGATCGGCCTGACCTGGATGGCGCAGGGCATGTGGCAGGCCGCGACGACCGTCTACCACGTGCCGGCCCTGTTCGCCGGCGTGCTGTTCCTGCTCTTCGAGACCTTCATGCTCTCGGCCATGCTGCGCGCCAACCGCTTCCGTACCGACCACGAGCGCCGCGCCCGCCCGGTGCGCTTCGTCTGGTCCCTCGCGGTGATCGGCGGCACGGTGGTCGCGCTGGCCGAGGGCTGGCACCAGGCGCCGCTGCGCTTCGTCGTCCCGCTGCTGGTCGCCTGGAACTGGCACCTGGATCTGACCGGCGACGACGACCCGGAGAAGCAGCAGCCGACCTCGTGGCGCTGGACGCCGCGCCGTCTGCTGCTGGCCCTCGGCGCGCTGGAGCCGACCAAGCGTGACGCGGTGACGATCGACCGCGAGCGGCTGACCGCGCGGATGACGATGCTGTCGTTCCGCCTGTCCCGCGGCGACTCCACGGTCTCCGACCTGCTGCGCCGCGACGTGCGCCTGGCCAAGCTGGCGCTGTCCGCCGATGACGCCATGGTCGCCGAGATGCGCACCCGGCTGGCCCGGGCCGATGGCGTGCTGAAGCCGCCCGCACCGGCCAAGCCGAAGAGCGCGCTCGAGATCCCCCGCCGCGAGATCATCCTCCCCCGCGAGGGCACCCAGGGCGTCCACGTCCGCGACGGCCAGGTGCTGCGCGGACCCGAACTCAAGGCCGATGCCCTCGTACTCATGTGGTCGTCGATGTCCGCCGACCGTCCCCGCGGCATGACGATCGCCGAACTGGCCGCCCACTACGACCCGCCGCTCAAGCAGCGCACCGCCGAGACGTTCGCCGCCGAGGCGCGCCGGACGAACGGCCACGACCTCACCGGAAGGCCCTGACGTGGAGATTGCCTTTTATTACCGCCCGGTCGTCAGCCAGGGACAGGAATGGGCACGGATTGAGGCGTGGCCCAGCGCCGAGGCCGTCCCCCGCAAGGGCGAACTCGCCAAGGTAACCGTGATGGCCAACGACGGCGCGCGGGTCCAGCGGGAGATGCGCGTGGTCGAGGTCTGCCACACCGGACCGCGCAACGTACGGGTCTACCTCGTTCCGACTTACGTCAAGGTGGCGTCTTCCTAATCCGGGCAAACCCCCGCCGAGTCTCGCAGCTCAGCGGGGGTTTGTGCCATCCATGGCCAATCTCTTGCCCTAGCCTTAGTACTGGGAGTACAGTAAAGCTATCAGCGGGACGGAGTGATCCGCAGGAGCGTCGATCGCCCTCCCGCCCGAAGCTTGGAGACACCGATGGCCACCACGACCACCGCTCCCCGAAACTGGACCTACCTGACCGCCAAGACCATCACGCGCGGCATCGCGATCCTCGCCGTGACGATCAGCTACACCCACATCGTCCACCTGTTCAACCTGCTGGGCCTGACCGGATGGCAGGCGTACGCCGCTCCGATCTTCATCGACGGTTTCGCGATGCTGGGCCTGCTGGCCCGCAGTGAGAGTTTCTCTCCGCAGACGCGCCGCATGGGCCTGCGCTTCCAGATCGCCGCCACGCTGGTCAGCCTCGCTGCGAACATCGGCGCGGGAAACTCGGCAGGTGCCCGCATTTTCGGCGCGATGGTCGTTGCCGGCTATGTCGCCGCCGAGATGCTGGCCGAGAAGATGAACCCGGCCGCGACCCAGGCCGAGACGGTCAAGGCCACCCGCAGCCAGGCCGCTACCAAGGCCGCCGCCACCCGCGCCGCGAACAAGGCCGAGGCCGACCGCAAGGCGGCCGAGCGCAAGGAGCGGGCCAGGATGACCCGCCTCGCCAAGCAGGCCGAGCGTGATTCCCTGGAAGCCCAGCTTGCTGCCCCGTCCGCCCCCGTCAGCCCCGCCCCGATCGGCCACTGAACAAAGCGGAGGGAGGCGCAGCCCATCAGGGGTTGCGCTCCCCTTGTACTGGGAGTACAGTAAGGGCATGACAACAAACGCGACGGACGCCCGCAACTTGATCGTTGGCCGTAACACTACGGTCCACGCCGCATACGGCAACCTTCCCCGTTGCGACACGGGGACAGGCGCTCGCGGTGGAAGTTCTCGCTTCACAGATGCACCCATCACGTGCAAGCGATGCATTCGCATCGTCGGGCCCACCTCCTGACCAGCGCACCTAACCCCCGCCCCCCGCAAACAGGGGGCGGTGGGCGTGCCGAGAACGAAGGGGACGATATGTATCAGTCGAGCCGCAGCGTCAAGAGCACCGCCCGCAAGCTGGCCACCGGCCTCACCGTCCAGAAGGCCACCCGCGACGCGCGCCGGATCGTCGAGCGGGTCATGCCGGGCGTCGGCGCGACGGTCACGAGCCGTATCTCCTGGGACTCCGACTCGAACCGTCAGACCGTCGTCACGACGATCACCCACCCCACCGACCACGCCGACGCCTTCGCCCTCTGGACCGCGTTGTTCGCTCTCCCGAACGTGCTGCGCAACGGCTCGCGCGACTCGGCCCGCATAGTCATCACCCGGACGGTGTGAGATGGCCCGCCTGTTCGTCACCAACGACAACCAGACCGCCCGCGTCGAGATCACGCCCGATGACCACGACGGAGCCTCGTACGTCGCCATCTGCCCCGGTCACACGACCGGGCGCGGTCTCGATCACGACAACCTGGTCCACGACACGCCCGAGATGTGGAGCCTGGAGGACACGATCGAGGTCGCCTCGATCCACGTTGACGCGTGCACCCGCTGCGCCGACCCCGACTGCCGTACCCCTGGCCGCCACGACGCGGGCCACCGCTGCCGGAAGGACTCCTGAGATGGCCACCGTCCCGAACTGGATCGCCAAGGGGTACGCCTATCTGCCCGCCTCGGGCACCCGGCCGGCCCAGATCTATCGGATCAAGACGTGGCGCGCCACCAACACGCAAGCAGTCATCACGCTGGATGGCCTAGGCGGTGAGCATCGCTTCCGCCTCGGCGATCTGAACTACGCGCACCGCAACGACATGGCGCGGCGCAACATGGTCCTGGCCCCCCCGACGGATGATCGGGTGGTCCGCGTCCGGACGATCGGCGACCTGCGCGCTGCCATCGACGGAAGTCTTCCTGATGCCTTCGACGCTTCCGCGATGGACGCCGAAGCGCTGGTGCTCGCCATCGGCCGGATCCAGCGCGCGGCCACCAAGGCCGCTCGCCGACCTCGCGGACCTGCTCTGATGGCCGCGCGTCCGATCTACGGCTACGTCTACGAGCTGATCCTGGCCGGCCAGTCCGACACCGATCACTCGTACGTCGGCATGACCACCACCACGATCCACCGCCGCGTGCACGGATCGAGCGGCCACACCTCGGCCGGGGACGTGGCGCGCGACCCGTGGAAGGCGCGCATCCTGCCCGGCCGCGACGGCTACCGCTGCCTGGAGATCGTGCGCAGCACTGGCGACCCGGGCGAGGATGACCGCGCCCTCCGCCGCGCCGAGGCGTTCTGGATCGACCGGCTGCGCCCCGTCCACAACGACGTGCGCCCGGTCCGCCCGCCCGGCGAGCGCATCCCGCGTTCCCGCCGTGAGCGTTCGGCCGGGCCGACGACTCCGAGCCGGCCCGTACGCCGGCGGCGCCGCAAGCTGGGCAAGCCGCTCGCCATGCTGGCCCTGATCGCCGTGTGCACCTACCTGTCCGCCCGCGGCCTGCTCATGATGGAACTGCCCTGGCCGCAGGTCCCGTGGGTGGGCGCCCCAGTGCTCGGCGTCGCCCTCGGCTGGTCCGCCTTTTGGCGCGCCCACCGCTCGCTCCGCCGCCTGTTCCGCTGATCCCCTTGCGTCTCCCTTCTACTGGGAGTACAGTAAGAGTATCGAGAGAGAGGGACTTGAGATGCGGATCGCGATCACCACCAAGGACGAGGCATTTGCCACCCAGCACGGCACTGGCCTGGACGCGTCGGGCCGGACGGTGATCACCGTCCCGGACGCGTCGATCGAGTGGCTGAAGTTCGCGGGCGCGAGCATGATCCGATTCGACATGGCGCTGGTCGCGGCTGGCCGCCTCCCGCGCGACTGGGCCAACCGGTGGACGATGCTCCCGCAGTCCCGCATCGTCGCCTGACCAAGAAAAGCCCCACCCGATCGGGTGGGGCTTTTCCATGCCCGAAACGGACACCCGCACCCACGTGACTCACGCGTGCCCTGTCTGTCATACTCATCTCATGACTGACGACGCGTCTCGATTGACCGATATCAACGCACACCCGACCTATCAGGCAAGCTTGCGCCTGACCTGTGGCGCGACCGTCCACATCACCGTGCTGGACGGCGAGATCCTGACTGACATCCGCGACGACAATGGCCACCCGGTCGGCGTGCGGATTTCCGGCATCGAGGCGACCGAGATCGCGTCGATGCTGAACGCCGCCGACCGGAACTGCTGATGAACACTGACGCCCTAGGCGGCGATCCGCTGCTCACCCCCGCCGAGGTGGCTTCGCTGTTCCGCGTGTCAACCAAGACACTGAACCGCTGGGCACGGGACGGTCGTATCGGAAGCATTCGCACGCTGGGCGGTCATCGCCGCTACCGCGAGTCCGAGGTTCGTGCGCTGCTGGAGGACGATCAAGATGGCGACCAAGACCCACGCTGAGACCGCGCCGCGCTCGGGCGGCTCGCTCACGCACCAGCCCCGCCGTTTCGCCGGCCTGTTCCTCGCCCCGCTGGCCGGCCTGCCGGTCGCGTGGCTGATTCACGTCTGGACGTCCGGCATCGACCTGCATGCCGGACCGGTCAACTGGACGGTGCGCGTCAGTCCCGCCGCCGAGCCGATCGCGATCACCCTGCTGGCGTGGGTGACCATCGGCATGTGCTGGGTAGCGTGGCACTTCACCGCCCACCGCGAGACGCCGAAGCGGGTTGCGCTGGCCGCTTCGGTCGGCATCCTCGGCATCCTCTTTGAGATCAACGTCGGCACCGGCCCGCACTACTGGTGGTCGCCGCTGTTCGTCACCGCCGGTTGGACGGTCGCCGTGACGTGGTCGCTGGCCCGGCTCGACGTCGCCCGCAACGACCGGCACGGCGAGGCGGAGGAAAAGGAGGACGGACTGGCCAAGAAGCTGGGCATCAGTAAGCTGACCCGCTTCTTCCCGAAGGTCGTGCGCGACGAGAAGACCGGCGAGCCCATCCGCATCGACATTGCCACGCACCACGCACCCGGCGAGACGGTCGCCGTGATGCAGGACGGTCTAGGCTCGCTGGAGTCGGTCGCCCAGGGTCCGCCCGGCATGTCCACCGCCGTCGGCGATCCGGACCGGGCCGACCGCTCTACGACCACGCTGCTGCTGGTCAACCCGTTCCGCCGGCACATCCCGGTCGGCCCGCCCACCTCGCCCGGCGGCAGCATCGCCGACCTGTCCTCCGTCGCCGACTACGCCGACGGCAAGCCCGCGTTCGTCACCACGGCCGCGGGCAAGCACATGGCCAGCTCGACCTCGTACGCCCTGATCGGCATGACCCGCTCCGGCAAGACCAGCACCGAGACGCAGCTGCTCACCGAGTGGGGCACGCGGTACGACTGGACCTGCCTCTACCTCAACCAGGCGAAGGGACTGCAGGACATCCGCTCCCTGCTCCCGATCATCGAAGCTGCCATCATTGCCGAGGACGGAGAGGCGGGACTCGGCGAGTACGTGGTGGCCGCTGAGCAGCTCAAGGCCATCATGATCTACCGCCAGCAGCAGCTCGCCCGGTTCGCTGTCTCGGCGTGGTCGCCGCGCTGCTGTGACCCGGACCCGGACCGGCGTCCGACCGCGATCGTCGGCGGCCGCCGTGTGCC